AACTGGCGGGTATGTTTCCAAGGCCAATTCGGGTCAAGAGTCGGATCTCCTCAAGTTTACTGAACTTACCTATCTAAACGAAGGTGGTGCCCTCCAGCCAGCCACTTTCCTCGGAAAGATCACTGGTCTTACCTTCGTACCCATTCAAGATACCGGCACTGGACAAGGAGATCTTATTGTTTTCTGCGAGCGTGGCGTTGTCTCGCTTTCTGTCTCGGTTCCCAGAACTGCCTGGAAAACCACATCTGGTTTCCAGCGGATTTCCCTAACAGAGATCGGATGCACCAGCCACGACAGCATCTCTTCGACCAACGGCGATATCTTCTTTAGAGCTTTTGACGGGCTTCGGAGCTACCGCAACTCCAGAGCCGAACGCTCGGATTACGGGCAAGTCCCGATCTCCACCGAGATGAACTATGTCCTAGATCGGGACAGCCGTAACTATCTTAATTATGTGAGCAGTACTGTGTTTGATAATCGGCTTCTGTTTACCTGCAGCCCCAAAGTCGATTACTCCAACAGCCCGATTTTGAGCACTGGCAAACGCCGTCCAGTGACTTTTAGTGGTCTTGTTGCCCTTGATTTCACATCCATTACTGGCACTGGCGGTAAGAGAAGCCCAGCCTACGACGGGATCTGGACTGGTCTGGATGTCGTCCAGCTTTACTCTGGCTCAGTTGCGGGTATCCCAAAGGCCTACGCCGTTAATCTGGATTATGTCAATTCTGGTCTCCTCGGTCTCTGGGAGATCACCAAGGATCGAGAATACGACATTGTTTCTGGTGGTTTTCAGTCACCCATCAGCTCCATCCTTGAAACTCGTGCAATGTCCCTCGGAAACCCTCTGGAACAAAAACGGCTTATTCGCGCAGACTTCTGGCTGGCCGAACTCAACGGGGAAGCCAACTTCAATATTTACTGGCGTCCAGACGAGTACCCGTGCTGGAGGCCTTGGCACAGCTTCTCCCGCTGCGCCACCGTTGAGAATTGCGTTACTGGCACACCGAGTGTTTCAGAGTCTAGTGGTAATTGGACTTTGACATACTCCTCTTCGGCTCTGCGGAACTACCGAATCGTGGCCGACAAAAAATATACCAGCCTTCTTTCGTTTGCCGAACAAGCCAACGATAGCTCGACTGTCTCGGCGGCTCTGACTGCCGCAGGCATCACTCACGCTTCTGTTTCCAGAAGCGGTACTTTCCCGTCCTATGTGTACACGATCACAGGCCCGGTGACCATTAGCGGAACCACGGTCACCAACCTTATTGTCACGCCAGTCCAAGACCCAGCCACCCAGCAATGTGATGCCGAATTTTCCGCCAAAAACTTTAGGGCTCAGTACCGCCCCCAGATCCGCATGCCAACGCCTTCCGAGGATGTTGACCCAATCGTCAACAAGCCGTACACCTACGGGAACGACTTCCAGGTTCGTATTGAATGGTCTGGCAAGGCCACGGTCAGCCGTTTCCTTATCCTTTGCCAGCGCATCCTTGAGCAGTACCAAGGAATCGATTATGTGGAGCTAGGGTAATATGGCCGACGAAACTTGCCAAGAACTTGATTGTTGCCCAGAACCAATCCTAAATTTTAGGGTTGAGACTTCCTTCGTTTTGCTTGGCGAAGACCCTTCCGCCACAGACCCGAACATTGCGGATGGCGACACCCTGTTGACAGAAGATTCTTTGGAGATAAAAACATAGTACCTCGTTTATGGCTGGCGTAAAAATCTCTGCTTTAACCACCTCGGCGACTTTCTCCGACACGGATGTGTTACCCCTTGTCTCTGGGGGAGTTACGAAGAAAGTAACTGGAGCCGTAGTTAAAGCCGCCATTGGCGTTCCTCCCGCTGGTTCCGTTGGGGCTACCCAACTCGCCAACGGGTCGGTTACCACGCCAAAACTTGCGGCTGGTGCCGTTAATGCCGTGGCTCTTGGTGCTTTGTCGGTCGAGACAGCCAAAATTAATGATGCCGCTGTTACTACCCCCAAGATTGCCGATGCCAACGTAACCCTCGGAAAGCTTGAAAATTCCGTTCAAGCCACTCTTTCACGAGCCAGTCAAGCTAGACCTGGAGGGACAATCCCAACTACTGGCTCCGTTAAGGGTATTGTTGTTTTGAATGGCGGCTCTGGGTATAGTTCTGGGGTAACAATAGCTATCGCTGCACCACCCTCTGGTACTACAGCTACGGCCACGGCGACTGTTGCTAGCGGTATTGTTACAGCAATTACAATCGTCACCGAAGGCTCTGGGTACACCGACCAAAACCCAGTAGTTACAATTACCGCAATTGGTGCTGGATCTGGAGCTACTGCGGTTGCCTATGCAATGGTTAATCCTCTATTGGAAAGCGACGGGTGCAGATCAAGGACGGCAGCCTATTCGTTTTTTGCCATAACCTCAAACGATCACATTGTCGTTGCTGGCACAAATTATGCAGAGATAAACGCTACTGGACCGGCAAATACAGATTCTGTTACCCCAGTTAATTTACCTTTGGTTGACTCTTCTGGAAACTTTTACAAGCCTATTAGACTCTATTCTTCTGGCGACTCGGTTTACGCCCTTGCTAATGACGGTTCTTTATGGAGTGCTGGGTATAATGGGTATGGACAATTGGGTCGTGGGTTTACCGGTGCCTCTGCAACCTTTACCCAAACCAATTCTGTTTTCCGTAAAATTACTTTTGGTGCTGGAGGCGTTATAAAGAAGTTTGCGGTTAACGGTACAACTGGTAGCGGCCAAGCAACTTGTCTTGCACTTGCCGAAACTTCTGCTGGTCAAATTCTTTATGGTTGGGGTTACAATGGTAACGGAGCACTTGGGAATGGCGGGACAGCGAACGTTAATACCCCACAAGTTTTAACATGCACCGATGGAGCTTCTACAATTACTGACATTATGTCAGTGGGGCGAGATACTTATGCTGTTTCTGTCGTACTTTTTTCTTCTGGTAGAGTGAAAGCCTCTGGATACAACGGGCAAGCTCAGTTATCACGGGGTAACACTACCCAACCCGGCACACCAACGTTTGAGTTTGTAAACGTTTCGGCAAGTACCCCTTTAACAAATGTTGTTGAGCTAGCTGGTGCCGACGGAGGCTATGCCACTCTGTATTTTAGAACAAGTGGCGGTGTGATTTACTCTTGCGGTTATAATGGTGTAGGCGAATTAGGCAACGGGACTACTGTCGACACATCAACCTATATGGTTCAAGTATCTGGTGGAGCAATGTTCAGAACAGACGCAACCCGCTCTGTTTATGCTACTGGAGCCTATGACAGAGGCTTTGTTTTTGCGTTCAAGGCTAACGGAGAACTTGTTGCTTGGGGAACCAACATTCACGGAAACCTTGGTTTGGGTGACCTTACAAGTCGTAGTACTCCAAATCTTGTTTCTGGCTTTACCTTTAGTGACGTTTCAAAAATTAAAACAATTGCTTTTGAGAGCAGCGCTTACTATTACTCTTTGTCGGCAATTCTAAAAACGGACGGATCGCTCTTTGCCGCTGGGTATAATGGGTATGGAAATCTTGGAATAGGGACCGAAACAACAACAGAGAATGTTTTTAGACAAGTGCCTTTCCCAAAAACTGCGGTCAGAGATGTGTTTTTTGTAGGACGTCTTTCGTACTATCCATATTTAGCTATTGCAACTAATTCTGGCAGCGTATTTACCACTGGTCTAAACTACGGCGGAAACGGTTTGCGTGGAAGTTTGGCAACCTATGTCACAACTCACGTCCAAGGACTTATATAATGCCTCTTATACCAGGAACCCTTCCCCCAGATGCTTGCTACGGAACCCCCCAGGCATTGCTGGAGCTTTTTGCCCAGTATTTAGATGCTGTTCCTTCGGCCACAAATACGGCTGTACAGGCTGTAGCCTGGGCCGAGTTTGATGTGACATCCGGAGCCACCAACCCCAGAACCATCGCCAATGGTGGGATCAAACGGCAATACAATGTCTCCAGCGTCAATCGCACCGGGACTGGCGTCTATGCCGTTACTTTTACCAACTCTCTTTCTTCCGCAAACTACACGATCAATACGACCGTTGGTGTCTCCACTGGTTCTCCGTCTGGCACGACCCAGCCTATCGCCTCCTACCACGCCAAGACATCTTCCGGCTTTTCCGTTACGCTTGTCACCAGTGGTTCTGGAACCGCCGCAGACCTAACCAACGGACTTCTTTCGTTTGCCGTGTTCGGGGAGTAAGCAATGGCCGTAACCCTTTCAGAGGCCAAAGCTTTTCTGGCTCCCTATGTCGATAACGGCATTTACCCCGGTGACGATCGGGTAATCGCCAGAATCAACGAAGCCCAACGCCGTCTTCACAGCTATAGTGCTTGGCTCGGCGTAATGGCCAAGTATGCGGTCAATGTGACGGGAAGTCAGTTCACGCTACCCGACTACACTGGAAATCTCACAACCTTTGCCGGCTTTGGCTTAGAGTCAGCCACTAGGATTGCCGAAACTTCCGCCAATGTTGGTTTTATGACCAACAGCGTGCAAGCTTTTGTGGCCGATAGCACCTCACTTGTCCAGCTTCAGTTTGCCCCCACATCCTCGGATCTTCGTACCTTCCAGCTGATCGGGGATAGCATCAATGTTCCTCGTGTTGAGATCACGGGTAAACTCAATTACCAGCCAGCCGTTAACGACAACGATCTTCTTATTATTCAGGATCTGGACGCCCTCAAGCTTATGGTTCTCGCCCTTTGGCGCGAGCAAGGCGGTCAGCTTGACGTGGCCAAAGCCTTCCTCGACCAAGCCATTGAACGCCTAACGATCAAGACGGATCGTGCGGTTGAGGCCGCCAGAAGGGTCAACTTCCAGACCCAGGTGTATTCCAGCATACCTTACTCCCTCGGTGAGTTTCGGGCTAGGATGGCTCTGGATCTTACCGATGGTGTCAAAATCTCCGACGCAGAGATGGTCAACCTCATCAACGACTCTGAGGAGTCTCTCTTCGCCCTTGGGAAATGGTACGGGACAGTCGAGCGGTATCGCTTCAATGTTACCCAGACCAACGAAATCCTCATCCCAAGCGACATCGGCACAATTCTCTTTGCTTCGATGGACACCAACCCAGTCAACATTTTTGACAGGAACTTCGACTTTCACGAGAATGGCCCTGGCTACAACACCCGTGATTCCGACGGGTGGAATGTGCTGATTGATCGTGGTGAGGTTTACGCCAACAACGCTTGGCACCGAAAGTATTTCATCCGTGACGCCACCGCTCCAGAGTGTATCGAGGTTTTGGCCAAGAAACGCTGGAAGTCCAAAAACCAGGACTCCGACTTGATGGACATCCGCAATTACCAAGCCATCAAGGAGATGGCCTTCTCCCTCCAAGCCGCCAAAGACAAGCCGGAGGTTGCCGCCTACCACGAACAGAAGGCGATCAACATCCTCAAGAAGGAGCTTTCCGAAATGCGTGGCGGGGCTAGGGCAACCGTTCGGGTGCAGGCCGAGGGGTTTGCCGCGGGGGAAATTACTGCTTTAATCTAACCTATGCCAGCTTCCGTTACAACCACCTGCGATGCCGAATCATCCCAGGTCTTCGCTTCGGCCTGCCAGTCGGGTGTGTACTACTGGCAGGACTACGACCTAGTCGGGGAAGAGTGGAATAATTACGCACAACTTTGGGAGAGTTTAGCATGAGTTCATTAACAGGACGGACAATTGCGGATTCGTATAAGGAGCTGTTAAAAACATCTTCGACAACTGGGCTGTCCTCGTCGCCAGTAACGATTGAAGACGGAGACGCAACAGTTTCAGCTCTTTCACTTTCTACTACTGGGGTTTATTCCTCCGGGGCTCTTCAAGTTTCTGGTCTTTCTTCTCTAAACAGCTTAAGTGTCTCAAGCACGTCAGTCTTTTCGGGTTTAGCTACCTTTACGCAAGCTTCTATAGCTTCGGGGAGTATCGCAAATTCGGTCGTCATCAGCAAATCTCCAGTTATCACATTAGCGGGTGATTTGTCTGGGAGCGTTACACTGACTGACTTAGGCAGTGGGACTTTGACGGCAACCATATCTTCAAATTCTACTACTTTAGGAACAGATACTACTGGGAACTACGTTGCCACTATTGCTGGCACCGCAAACGAAATCTCGGTTGCCGGGTCTGGATCAGAAACAGCAAACGTAACACTGTCGTTGCCAGCCACGCTTTCTTTTGCCAGTAAGACCATTACGGACTTGGGTTCGGTAACTACCGCCCAGATTAATGGCGGAACGATTAACGGAACATCAATTGGTGCCACCACTCCCTCTACCGCAATTTTCTCTACAGCGACTTTATCCGATCAAGGCCAATTAAGACTTCGTGAACTTACAGCTAACGGGTCTGATTACGTTGCTTTGCAAAGCCCAGCTTCCCTAGCTTCGAGCTATACTATTACGCTCCCTTCCGCAAACGGCGCAGCTGGTTATGCTTTAATCACGGACGGAGCTGGAAACCTCTCTTGGCAGAACCCATATGGTGGTGGAGCCACGAACACGATTGGTGCTGGGGATTCTTCTCTCTCAGTCGCCGACCCAGGCACTGGAACAATCACAGGCTCTATCGATGGGGTCAATCGAATTGTAGTTAACTCTACTGGTGTTGCCATAACTGGCACACTATCGGTTAGCGGAGCAATCAGCGGAACGGCTTCCAGCGCAAATACGCTTTCGACGGGCAGAAACTTCTCGATCACTGGGGACGTCACTGCCTCAGCCGTTTCTTTCAACGGATCCGGAAATGTCGCCCTTGCTTCAACTTTAGCTAGCGGAGTCGTAAACGACGCAAACGTTGGAGCTTCCGCCGCAATCGCCTTTTCAAAACTTGCTAGTTTGACATCTGGGAATGTCTTGGTTGGAAATGCTTCAAATGTTCCAACTTCAGTTGCGATGTCTGGTGATGCCACCATATCCAATACTGGTGCCGTAACGATTGCAAACAACGCAATCACGAACGTAAAGGTTTCGTCATCCGCCGCAATTGGTTTCTCCAAGCTTGAAGCTCTCACTACTGGACAAATTGTGGCTGGTAATGCTGGGGTTGCGACTGCCACGACTCTTGGTGGTGATGCGACGATCGGTGCGACCGGGACTTTGACGATCGCCAACAACGCAATCACTACGTCAAAGATACTTGATGGTGCTGTTACTTACGCAAAAATTGATCCAGCCGCGATCTCTTTGTTTAACCAGTTCTACGGATTTCGTTTGAGCGGTACCCATCTGATTATGGATTACGGATCTGGAACCTGGGTTAAGTCAGACTATATTGACAGCATGTTTGCACCTTTTACAAACGTGTCGGTTAACGCTTTGGGCCATCTGGTCGGCACGTTTTAAGGACTTGACAACAATCTCATAAACATTAACATTCGAGGAATCAAATATGGCAACTTTAGATCTCGGTAAAATCAAATTTGTTTGGCGGGGAGCTTATAGCGGTGCGACCGCTTATGAAACTGATGACGTTGTGTCTTATCAAGGCTCTTCGTATATCTGTATCCTAAACTCTACTGGTAATCTACCAACTAATACGACCTACTGGAATCTTCTGGCTCAAGGCAGTGATCTTACAATCCTAAACACCCAAGGTCAAATTTTGTATCGCGGAGCTTCTGGGCTAGAAGTTCTTCCGCCAACCACTTCTGGCTTCATTCTCAGAACCAATGGAAGCGGAGCCAACCCTTCTTGGGCATCCGCTAGTTCAATTGTTGATCCTGCTTCCAGAATTGCCAAACTTAGGTATCCATCTTGCGGCTTCGGAGCTGGTGGCACAAACGGAACTCACGTCGTTTCACAAGACGGACGAGTGTACTATAGTGGAGCTGCGGTAAATTTAGCTGGTGTTGGATCAACTAGCGCAACTACAACTGGTGACGTAAACGCAACATTTAACTCGGTTCCCGCAAGACAAGCTACGTTACCACGCGGTGCTAAAGCAGTATCGGTTTACGACTTTTTCGATTCCTCTTTTGTTGTGGATGATAACGGTAGGCTTTATGCGGCTGGAGATAACACCACTGGTAAGTTAGGTCTCGGAATGGTGGCTAACGGAGCTACTAGTACGTCGACTGCTGACGTAACGGCTCGTTCGAAATACTGCGAAGTAGTTTTCCCAACGCATAACTACCCTGCTTCTGGCTCGACAAATCGTCCAAAGATCGTGCAAGTATTCAGCTCATGCCAAGACAACACTGTGGCGAGTGGGGCTTGTTTTGCGATCGACTCTTTAGGTTTCCTTTGGGCTTGGGGTGCAAATACAGCTAACAGCGTTCTTGGAATTGGCACTGGTTTTGGGGCGTCGATTCACAATCCTGTTCGTATCCCAACGTTTATGGCTACTGGTTCAGTTGCCCTTAACTCTGGTATCAACCAGCCAGCTTCTTCTGGAACTCGTCGTAGGATTAAGAAAGTAACTGCGATTGGGCCTACTGCTGAATTCTTTGCCCTTGTGGAAGAGGCAGATGTTAGCGTTGGTTCTGATTCTGGTGTTTGGTATTGGGGAACCAACTCTGGAGCTATGGCTCTTGGTAACAACACTACTTCTTATGTTTCAACTCCTACTCAGTTTTCTAGGGGTGCTCTTGGGCTTAATGCTGGCGAATACGTTGTAGACATAATCGCAAACGATTCTGGCTCAACTGGTGCCGCAGGAACCTTGACTGTTCTTACAAGCACTGGAAGAATGTTGACTGGTGGGACAAATAGTTCCGGTGTTCTCGGGCAAGGTGGCACCACTAACGTCTTCGGAAACTTTGTAGTCATCCCCACAACGAATTTCGGAGCCAGCCTTACCTGGGCTATCCCAGCGACTTGGACAGTTCCAGCTGGAATGACGATCGCCGACTTCAATACGGAATGGACTCCGGCAACTTACCAAGCACAGTTCGATGCTGTTTTTGACAAAACCTGGGCTTTCCACGGAGCTATGCGGTATGGCAAAGTTTCTAACGGAACTTGGGGTTTCTGGGGCACGCAAATGACCACTGGTGTTGGCGCGGCTGGTGTTGGGGATTTAGTTGCGGCAAAGTATTCTCCAGTTGCTCTTTCATTTAGAGATTCCCAACACGAAGACACCGCAGATTATAGGACAGCTTCAGACGCTTTCTCGTCATTCACTCTTACAACTGGTAACGTCACCCCTGGGTTTACTATCAAGCAGATCGAGGTTGGGGCATCTTCGGACGGCGTAAAATCAGCAACTATTGTTATTATGTCAAACGATCGTGTTTATGTTGCTGGGGATAACGCCGGTGGAACTGGTGGAGCTGGAGACTATTTTGTAAATACTGGATTCTTTAGGCGAGTCCGAATTGATTCCGCAATCTTGCAAGGAGGCCAGAAGACAATCGATGACGCTAGATACATTGGTGGTCAAGGACTTCTCGCCGCTCGTTTACCAAGTTTTCAGATTCTTCTTAGCAGCGGTGAAGTCTACGCATGGGGTCAGTCTACTGTTGGAAGTAGCGGTCTCTCTGCTACCACACCCACCCCAGCCCGTGTCGCCTATGGGGCAGAAACGAGGAACGCAGCATGATCATTGTATCCAGAACAATCCTAAGCCAGCCAGAAAACGCAACGCTTGTACACCTTGGGGAAAACGGCCAAGGCTATGTTTACAGGACTAACGATTTAGAATCTGTTACTGCGTCAAACTCCTTAGCCCCTATTTCCGTAATTCCCCAGAGCGAATACAAGGAACTTCGCAAAGTTCTGTCGTCTTGCATTCAGATTGACCGAAATACCCAATCCAAAATTCGAGCAAAATATTCTATTGAAGCCGAGTTAGCGGCTCTTCGTACAAACGACGAGGAATACATAGACTTCGTTAACGAAGTGATTTCAGAACACAATACCGCTAAAGACGAATTGTTTTTCGGTTAGTTTGTGCGCCCGTGAATTGGGCAATTCCAAAAACTTTGTGGCTTAACCGCAGAGCTACAACAACTTGACAAATTGATGAACCGAAACAACATAGGTGATCTCATGTTATCGGCCATCTCAAAGTATTTGTCGGAAAAGATCCCGCTGTACCGAGAAGTGGACCCGAAGCCCCTTGTCATTGAGGCTCTTATGAACAACGGACTATTCACCAACGAGAACGGGGTGCTCGGCCTTTCCAAGCTTTCGGAAGGCTATTGGGAGGTTCTTTTCTTTGCGGCTGACGATCGTGAGGCTAGAAAAAATCTTATTCAGATGGCGGCCAAGGCACTCGGGGATATCTCGATCACTTTCAATAGGCCGAAAAACAACGATACCGAAAAGACTTTTGGCCCTGCGTTTTGGCGGAGGCTCGCATAAGTTATGGCAAGCAAACCCAAAAAACCAGAGCTTCAGCAGTACACTCCTCCGACTATTGAGTCGTCGGTAGACAAGTTTATTGCCCAAGGTGGCAAGTTTCCAGGTATACAGGAAACGATCACCAAGTCGGCTAGTGAGGCACTTAAGGCTAGGGAAGAGCTTTTCCCAGGTTACGCCGGGACTCTAGGGCAGGCTTGGCAAATTGCCCAAGAACGTGGTGCTGGGTTGGTTAGCCCGGAGATTTCAAAACGGGTTTCGCAGTTGGCGGCTCAAGGCGGATTTTCAACGGGAACCCTCCCTGGTTCCGAACAAAGCCTACTCCAAGCCGCACAAAGCTACGGCCTAACGGCGCAACAGCTTCAAGACTCTGGCGTGCAACTTGGCCAAGCCTTGCGTGGAGAGGCTAATGCTATGATGCCACTCCAAGCCTTAAACCTTGCATTTACCCCGCAAGGCATCCGAGCCGAGGATATCAGCGTTGGGCAGTACAACACCCAAGTTGCAAATCAGCAACAGATGATCAACTCCCAATACGACCAGCAATACGGCGGCAGCCCGTTTGCCGGGATTATGGGTGGGGTTCTTGGGGCTGGTGCGGGTGCTGGGCTTGGTTACGCTATGAGTGGGGGTAGTCCTATGGGTGCTCTAATGGGTGGAGGTATGGGTGCACAATTAGGTGGAGGTGTTGGTGGAGCCTTTGGTGGAGCACAGTCTCAGCAATTTGGCGGTATTTTCAGCGGACTCGGGGGATCTATGGCTGGGCTTGGGGCATTGGGTAAGATGGGGTGGTTCTCGCCAGCCACAACCCCTAGCAGTTCTGGAAGACTTACCTTAAGGCAATCCGTACAATGACGCCGGCAGAGTATGGCTTTGCAGTTGGTGCTGGGTTACAGCAGGGCTTCAGCAACATTATGGCGGCTCGGCAACAGAGCATTCGTGAGAAGGCGTTCCAAGCCGAACTCGAACAGAACGAGAGGCTCTTTCCGCTGAAGGTTGCCCAGATCGAGAACCAAACGCAAGCCGTCAAGTTGCAGTCCGAGATGCAACAATACAACCTCAACCTGCAGAGGGCTCAGATGGGGATGATGTCGGCAATGGCTCCGATCGACACTGAGATGGCTTTCTTGGCCGAGGCTAACCCGAATGCCTTGTCGTCCTACCAGATCCCCGACATCAAGGTCGACCACCCAGATCCTACTTTCGCCAAGTACGCCAGCGACCTCGCCAGACAAAAGCTTCTTGAGAAAAAGACTTCGTTGCTTGAGGCGACCGAGGATTTCCAGGATCGCAAGACCACCGCCGATACGCTTCGGCAGGCTTCGAGGATCCCTGGGATTGAGACACCCATCAAGGCGCAACTCAAGGCCGCGGCAACTAAATTGCGTACTGGCGGATACGAAGCTCTTTCCGAGTTTGAGATTCAGAAACTGATCCCGCTTGCCGAGCGTGAAGTGTACGCAAGGAGCAAGGACTACCGAGAGATGTTGAAGGGCGAGCGTGAATACGGAATTAAGGTGTCCGAAGCTCAGTCGAAGAGGATCGGTGCCTTGGCCAAGGTTTCGGAAGGTTTGTTTACCACGGAAGAAGCTAGGAAAGCCGCTGAACGCGGGATCTCCGAGCTTGTCGGAGGGGGTCCGTCCAAACTAGAGCCGTCCCAAACTGTTGAAAGGGTGGCCGCACAGGAAGTCGACCTAGAGCCGGTAAAACTCAAGTTCAAGCAGGGAGCCGAAGCCGTTCGTCGCGGAGCCGACGCAACGGAAGTAATTGATAGGTTGGCCACAGAAATTTTGAAAGTCAGCGGAAAAGCGGACAACCCTAAAAACAGAATGGCGGCTCGAAGCCTAGCCGCGCAGAAGCTTCAGCTTGGTGGCCTCAATGTTCCTTCGTTCGCTCCGCAAGATTTTGGGGATAGCCAAGAAGAAGAATGATGTTACACTAGGCGTTTTATGGCTCAGACGATCTTCACGCCTGGGGGCGACGCCTTACAAGTTTCACAGCCATCCCCCCAAACCGACAATCCGTTTGAGGATTTGATCCCGGCTGGGGCTCCTTTAGCCGATGATATTGGTCTCGGGGAGATTTCCCTTGAGATGACCGATAAGGAAAAAGCCATCACCAATCCGTTCCTAGACATCCCAAAAGCCAATTTAAAAAACCCTCTCGAAACAGCCCAGGAAGCTTACCGAATTGGGCAAGAATCCGTTGGTATCGATTTCGACGCCTATTCCCTCCAGCGCAGAAACCTCCTAACTGGTCAAGCACCGACCCAAGCCGAACTGGATGCGCTCGATGAAAAGGAGCGTCGTCTTAGCGTGGAATCTTACCGAAACCAGGGAGACAACATTGCCACAGGCACGGCTTACAAAGCAATTGAAATGCTACCACCTATGGTTTCTGGTACGGAAGAGGGTCTCCGAACTGGCGTCCAGTACGGAACCACGATGGCTTTGGCGGCGGGTACGGCAACATTGCCACTTGGCCCAGAAGTTGCGGCTCCTGCCGCGGCGGCCTTCGGGAAGGTTGGGTTAGCCGCCGGCAGTCTCAAGGGGAGCTACGATTATTGGAACAAGCAGGGAACTGGTGCGTCTTATCGGGAACTACTTAGGAACAATGTAGACCCTAATTTTGCGGCTCAGGTTTCTCAGGTTGTTGGTCCGGCCTATGCGGCCATTGAGTACGCACAGGTTAATAAGATCCTTAGTGTTGCCGGTGGACGGCAAGTCAAATCCGCTTTACTCCGTGGGGCTATGAAGGGGATTGCAAAATTTATGCCCCAAGTCGCCAAGAGAGGTGTTGCGGCGACGGGCAAGGCCGTAACCGCTTTTGGCAAAACAGCCACAGGAAAGGCCACCGAGTTTGTTTTGGCTGAGAGTGCGGAGGAAGGTCTTCAGGAAGCCATTACCGCAACTGGAACTGTTATCGGTAAAGCCGAAGCAGAAGCCTTAAAAGAGGGCGCAACCGCAGAGGCTTTGGATGTCATCGGCCAGCTTGACCTTGGTGACGCTGGTGAGGTGCTTGGTCGTGGTCTAACCGCTTTCCGAGAAAGCATAGGGCCTCTCGCAGTTCTTGGCGGTTCCGCAAAGTTAACTGGAGCAGCGGCTCGCAAAACGGGCAAGGTGATCGAAAACATTGCTTCGGGTGAACTTGGCGAGCTTTCCGATATGCGCGCAAAGGTTGCGGCAGCCGGTGCCCCCAAGACCGCTGATGCCCTTGCTGGCATCGACCTAACGGCTCCTACGCTGAAGGCCGAAGACACTGTCGGGCTGGAGGAAGATCTCGAAGCCGCCGGGGTTCCGATAACCACCGTCGCACCAGCACCGACACCGGTTGCGGAAACCCCGAAACCTTTTGCCGGTCTTCCAGGCGACGAACTTGGGGCAAAGATTTTCTCGAGCATTCGTGCTCGCAAGCCAATTGCAAAAGCCGACATCGACAAAGTTGGCGGGTTTATGCTATCCTCAAGCTGGAAGCTCAACGAGGAGACTGGCAACTACGAATATCAAGGACCAACCGATGAAACAAAAGAAACTCCGCAAATTCCAATCGCAGAAGCAGAAGCCACCGCAGCCAAAAAGCCAGAAGCAAAAGCCGCAGAAGCAGAAGCCGTCGCTCCTGTCGAAGCCGTTAAGCCAAAGCCTGCTGAAAAAGGTGTTGCGCCAGTCGTACCTCCACTAGAACAACCCGAAACCAGACCCAACATTCTGGCTCGGAACTGGCTTGCCGAGGTTGACCGAGCCAAGAACAAGCGGGAACAGCAGGATCTGATCTCCATCTTCCGTGGGAAGATCGATTCGCTTTCGGAGGATGAACGGCAGGCCTCCAAGATTTTTGACTCCGAATTGATCAAGCGTGCGGAAGCCCCGAAGGTTGAGGCAACTCAGCCAGCAGCACCAGTTGCACCAGAACGAAAAATTGAATCTTCCGAAACAACTCCAGATGTTCAGTATGTTCGTAATCCAAATGCTACTAGACATAGGACTGATCCACTTAACAAGAATCAACCGGTTATGGTAAGGGTGCTAGGACTTCAAGAAAAAAGAGCTTTAGCCGCCTACGAAAAGTACCTTAACAAACAACCATTAAGCGGTGTAGATGTACAAGCCTTAGTTTCGTGGGCAGAAAAAGAGGGAATACAAATTCCGTTTACCCAAGACCCAAGCACGGCAGATCAAACCTCCTCAGATCCGTCGTGGATTTTAGATCCAGAAACAGATACTTGGAGTAATAAAACTGAAAAACAAACCAATAAAAAACTAATAATTTACACACCAGATTTTTCAAAACCTGGAGATAAAACGGCAGATACTGGCGCACGAAGATACGATCTGTTGCCAGAAAATGCACAGGCGCCGCAAGAAGGAGATACGACTTTTGGTAAACTTGGGTTGCAGGCAGAGGCACCAAAAGCCGAGGCCGCGCCACCCCTCCCCAAATGGGAAGACATCCTCAAGAACCAGAACCAAATCAAATTCTTGAAGAAAGTCTTCAAAGACGCAAACGCAAGGCTACCGAAAGAGCAACAGCTTGTCCCGAAGAATGGCTGGAAGAAACAAGACTTTTTCAAGGCTCTCGAAACCATTTACGGACAGCTTACCCAACTTGAATTTGCCAAGCCCGAACTAAAGGCTCCCGCACCTGGAACGATTGCGCCTCAAGCTGTCGACAAGACTGCTCAACAAAGGCAACGTCGGTTGGCAAGCTTGATGAAGGTTTTCTCCAACCCAAAACTAAACGGGGATCAAACTTACTTTCGTGACACGGCTCTTGAGATGGCTCGCAGAATCTCAAAGCAAGTTGCTGGTAGCTTCCCCAACCTCGCTTCCGCCGACACGGAAATCTACACAAGGTTAGTCGAGCGTATTGCTGGTCGTTTACTCTCGTCGGTCAATCTTGGCAGACCCATCTTGTTCAACGAGAAAGGCCAGCCTACCGATCTTACGGAAGAAGCCATTTCAAAGTTCCTAACCTTCTCGGCTAGGAGGGCTGGGCAAGACGCAATCAATGTGCAAGCGGCCAGACGAGAGGTTGCCGCCCAGTTTGGTACGGCACCAGCCGAGGGAACGGTTACACAACCAGAGGCCGCCAGAGAAGAAGCCAAGCCAGCCGGGATGCAGATCGCCGAAGCTCCGGCCGCACCCGTGGTGGAGTCCAAAGCGGTTACGGCTCTCCGTGAGGCCGCCAAGCTGATCCGTGACCAGAGTGGTCCGGAGGTCAAACTGGTCATCGATTGGATCGTGGACACGATGATCGGTGCCGACACCGAACTTGGCAGACTCACGACCTACAAGGATTTGGCCGACTATCTGTCCAAGGTTGCAAACCGCAAAGTCAGCGACAAGCGTGTCGGGGAATTCGTCAACAAGGTGGTCGAACAGATCGCCCAAAACCTCCGTGATGAAAACATCCAGGTCGATGTGCAGGCACTGGAGATGTTGCTCACTCCCGAGGGTCGTGCCGCCCGTGAGCGCAAGGCAACCGAGGAGGCGCAACGCCGCCAGGATCGTGAAGTTCGCCAAGCCATTGCAAATCTTGCCGATCGTGCCCGAAACCTAAAGGTTGGTTACGGCGCACGGCAGGCTTTGGTCGACGCCATCGGCGTGGCCAACACATTAACAAGGGCAAGGATCACGTCCGAGATCATCGTTCCTCTGGAGGAAGGCTTGATCGGAGAGAACGAGGTTGCCCAGAGACTCGACAACATTCAGAAAGGAATTGAAAATGCAAAGCCCAGAGTTAGACAAGCTGTTCCCCGGCGTGGCCGTGGAGCCGCTCAACAAGTTGAAGAAGGTCCGGTTCGTGGCCGAACTGGAGAAGGCGTCGAAGGAGAACGGAGGGGTGCCCGTGCTGGCGGAGTTGTTGAAGGACAACCCGAGCCTACCGATGGAGGAATTGCTCCAGTCGGTGCACGAACTGGCGAAGCTGGACGAGAAGTGGGCGAAAAGCAGCCAGAAGCTCCGAGCCCTGTTTCCGTTGACCCCGGCTTAAGATCGAAGAATGCCCCGAGTGCCGTAAAGACATTGGTCAACACGGCAACTTCGTCGGGATTCCCGGCCAGCTATATCATAGACCTAAACACCAGAAGCGCAGTTTCGGTCTCGATCGAGGATGCCGACAGTGATGCGGAAAATCCGGTCATCCGTGTCAATCCAAGGTTGCTCCAACAAATCGAAAGAACCCTTGGTAAAAAAGCCTATTCCCAATATGCCTTCCTAGCCATTGCGGAGGAGATCGCACATTTCAAATATCTGAAGATGCTCAAAAGGGAGGCCAACGAATTGGGGATCAACTACCGCCAGCATCTGAAGAACGAGACAAAGCGTGTCGCCAAGATCATCAAAGGCCGCCGTGGTCTGAAGCAAAAGCTCGAAAAGTTGTACAACGACGGCAAGCCTTTCACTGGCAAAGATGGTGAAACCAAAATGGTCTTGGAGTTTATGCGGATGCTCACCCAGGAGAAGATGACGGGTGCCATCACAGAATCCACCTACCTTGATGTTGCGTCCATCCTTCGTTCGATGGAGCCCCAGGATAGGAGATTTGTATTCCGCTTCCTAGACGCCATCCGCCAGTTCCTTTACGGCTTGAGCGGGAGGACGGCGGCCGAGACTAAGTTCCTCCGAACCACCGCAGACTCGATCGCCCAAATGGCTCAGAGGGCTACCAGAGATCTGGCAAAGCCAAACGAGACTCTCCCAGTCTCTATGAACTATTTCCCAACGAAGACTGATTCCCTTACTGAAACGCAACCGGTAAAGGGTGAATTGCAGAAAGCTCGTGAAGAGCTTCGCAAGGACACTGGGCTTAACCGAGCCAACCTAAAGTTTCTCCAGGATTACGCCAAAGAACTTGGGATTAAAGTCCCGACCACCAAGCGAAAGGTTGTCGTATTCAACGAGAAAACCCGTAAACACGAGGAGAAAGAGTTTAAGGTTCCGTTTTGGAAGAAAGCCGATTATGTGCAGGCCATCAAGGCCAAGCTGGAATCCCTCAAGAAAGAGCCGAAAAGGCCAAGCGACGAGGATCTTATAGGTGCGGCAGTGCCCACGGACAGGCCTTACTGGATGACCAAGGAAGGTAAAGTGATCGATGTCGAGGAAACCGCCCTCGTCGATCTTATGTCTATCGGAAGCCACGCCGAGGCAGCCGTCGAATGGTTGCGGGAGAACGAGCCGAAAGCCACCTTCTTGACCGAGTGGAGCCTGCTTGATCCTCTGGATCGCAAGGAACGCCAGCAGATGCCCGTGATGGAAATGTTCAAGCGTGGATGGCTCCGAGTTGTCGGTGACGGGTTCAACCTTTATTTCGAGGGTAGCCCCAACCAGACACAGCTGGACAAGCTGTTCGAGTCGGCCATCAATGACGAGGTCAAGCTCATCCAGGATCTGAGCAGCCTGTCTGGCCGTGCCCGTTCCAAGACGCTTTATGAGCCCCCGCTTGAAGACGAAATTGGTGCGGCTATGCCGAGGCACGGGTTCTCCACGACCGAGCCGAAAGTCAGTCTGGATTGGGTCAGCCTTCCCGACAGCCTCGAAGGTCTGGAACAAATCGATGTTCTGCCTGGGACTTTCGATGTCCGCGTGTATATGGACGAAACTGGCCTCAAGTATGTCGTAAAGCGTGGCCAGACCCAGGAGCAGTTCGAGAACGAGATTGCGGCGGAGAATGTTTACCGAATCCTCAACTACCCCGTTCCGAAATCCAAGCTGATCACCCTCCCGAACGGAGAGACTGCCAAACTTTCGGAGTTCATCTATGGTCCGACCTTGGCCGAGTTTGTCCGCCAGCAAAGTGGAACCAACCCCGAGGTTGTGCAAAAGCTTTACGAGGAGATCGGTGACGGTCTGTTGATCGACGCATTCCTGTTCAACTACGATGTCCTCGGCGAAGGCCTCGACAACATCATAGTCGGGCACGACGAGCTTTTCGACCAGGATGTGTTCATCTCTGGTTCACCTTCCGTGGTCAAGTATACGGCGTATCGGATCGACAACGGGGGCACTCTCGACACCCGAGCCACCGGGCTTCGTCGGGAAGAGCCCTTCTTCTACGACTCTTTCACGAAGTTGCAGGAGAAGTACCCGATGTTCAACCTCAAGGCCTCGGATGTTCTGGCTCAGATCTCCGACCTTGTGCTCAACAGCGACCAGATCCTAAACTCCATTCCCGAAAGGTTGCGACCGATGATGGCTCAAAGGTTGCAGTGGATGGCCGACCAGTTGAGCGCAACCGACACGATGCCTCCGTCCATCGGGTACACGGACGAGGAGATCGTCAACCACTTCACCAAGCTTTCCCAGGAAATGGCGGCGGTCGAGGTCACCCGAAACGCCGAAGGCCAGCTGATCAACAAAAGGACAGGCCTTCCGTCCACGATCCAACTCCTCAACCAGCGTGGCGAGGTCATTCGAACTGAACCCAAGTCGGAGTTCAGATACCGCCTCGAGCGGACTCCTTCCTTCAAGATGTGGTTCGGGGATTGGGAAAACTTCCCCGAAGGCAAGGGGACGAGCAAGATTCTGGATGCTTCGGGCGAGCCTCTCGTTATGTACCACGGAACCTCTTGGGACAAACGCCAGCTTTCCTACACATTTGTGCAAGACAGGCTTCGGGAGGACATCAACAATCGTTTCTACCCGATGCGGTCTTTCTCCACGGGCAACGCTTTCCGTGGTTTGTGGGTCGCCTCGAGCCGTCAGTTTGCCGAAGACTGGGCGAACGAATCGACCTTCGAGGAATACAACGAGCAGGTTGTCGTCCCGCTTTACATCAAGGCGACCAATCCGTTTGACCCGAGGAACCCCGAGCATATCGCCAAGCTTATCGGATACGCCCGTGAGAAGAAGGGCGAGTTCACGCTAAATCCGTATCGCCAGCTTGCTTTGGAAAGCGGGTTCTTTGACTGGACGGTGTTCGAGGGAGTACCGGCTGGGAGCGCAACTCCCGCAACTGGTGCGGAATTTGACGGGCTTTCCGAGACAGAACGGAAGAGAAGGTTCTACTCGCTGTTCCCCTACACCACTCTGGAAGCCATCATCAACCTCGGGTTTGACGGGGTCTGGGTCAAGGAAAAGGAGCTAGGCTCCTCGGGGATGCTCGAAAGAAGGCCGAAGGATCGGATCGAGTCGATCATCGCCGCAAGGCAACTCAATGATGCCGCGGCGGAGCAACTGGAAACCGAGCGTCTCAAGCAGGATCTGGACGAATACGATAAAGGCTCGTCCTGGAACCTCCTTCTGTGGAGACCCGATGGTGCAAAGTCTGCGGTCAATAGTGGAAGGTTTAAGACGCAACAGCAGATCAACAATTTCAAGCCGACCAGCAACGCCGCGGCTAGGGCTGGTATGGTCAAGCGTAACGGCAAGACGCTCTGGAACGAATATGTAAAAGACGGCGTGACCTATGTCAGCTACGAAGATCCCGAGAAGCTGGTCTCGTATGCCCATATGACCACCAACGAGCTTTCCAAGAAGAACATCGCCAAGGATGTCGTTTCCGATGGGGTTGTCTATGTAGGTGAAAGAATCGTTCCTGGGCCGAAGAGCTACAGCCGTCGTGAACCCGCCGACCTTCTCGGAGCCGCAATGCCTCGCAGATTCGGGGTTCGTCTGAAGGACAAGGTCAGTGAAGAGGCCTACGCCAAGCTCAAGAACCTCAACTACGAGCCGATCCCAGACGCTATGACTGAGGCCGAGGCCGACAACTATTTGGCCAAGAACGGACTCCGTGGCTCGATGGATGCCGCCCTTTCCGACGCCAGCCCTCTCCAGCACGGTTCTCGTGAGCTTCTGGCTCAGAAGATCATCCTCGGGATGAACGAGCTCTATGCCAAGGACAAAGACCCAAGAATCCTCGACGACCTTCTGATGTTTATCGACCGCTTCCTGGAGCAATCCTCGGGCATTGGCCGTGCGCTCCGAGCCCTCTCCTTCTGGAGCAATCTTACGCCAGAAGGTATGCTGATGCTCTACAAGAAGAAGTCAGACGAAACGAATCGTGAAGTCCGTGACAAGTTCAATGTCTTCTTCAACAAGGTCAAGAGCGAGCTTTCGGTTCTGCCCGAAGGCACGATCGACGAAGTCTTGAAGAAGATGTCTGGTGTTCTGGCGAAGGCCGAAACCGCCGCCGAGGAATCCAGAAAGCGTATTGCCGAGAGCAATGCGATGGGGTTCTGGGAAGCCTTCTCCAACCAGATGGGCGAGAGCATTGCCGACAAGGCTTCCCAACAGCTGACCGAAGCCGAGGCGGAAGCCGCCCAAGCCGCCGGGGTTCCGTTGGAAGAGATGACTGCGGAACAACGCAAGGCCGTCAAGAAACTGGAGAACGCCAAAAGCATCAACCAAGCCGCCCAGGAAATGAGCCGTGAGATCAAGCGGATGTTTATGGCTCTGGCCGAGGAGCAGGGTCGTCGCATCCGTGACCCACGAATCAACACGAACGAAGAGTTCGCCAATATGACAGTCGACGAGCAGGAGAAACTGCTCAAGGAAGAACGGGAGGCCAAACAGCGCAAGAACTTCACGGCGATGCTTTCCCGCTGGCCGAAGGCTTTGCAGGCTTGGGAAAAGGCGAGCGATGCCATCCGTGCCCGTACCGCAACCAACCCGGAGCTAGCCGAAATGTTCAATGGGTTCCTAGGGCTGGTTCTCGAGTCCCCCTTCACAATGCCCCAACTCAAAAGGTTTATCTCGCTCCGTGGCGTAAAGCTCGAGGACTTGATCCGTCAGCACTACGAGGAAGGCAAGCTGGCCAACAACGCCTACTCCCTTGCCAGAGAGATCGTGCAGGAAGCTGGTCTCGGGGCTTGGGAGGAAGAGACTGGGGCAGATGTGGCGGACGAACTTGGCCTTGCAAAGTACAAGCGTGAAGAGGGTATGGCCAAGGAAGAACCTTCCGCCCGTGAAAAGATACCTTCGCTTTCCGAAAGGCTGACCAACGCCATTGCCCTCCAGATCCAGGAGATCGTGGCCAAGGAGAGCGAGAAGAAACTCAATCGTCTTATCCAGTCCTACGCCGACAAAAAGCTTGAGCCTTCGTTGCGTAGGTTTGCGAACCGAATTGTCCAGTACCAAGCCCTTGGCCTTTTCAACAATGCCTACGCCTGGAACGAGTTCCAGAAACAAGAAGGGTTGGACAAGCTAAAGCCAGAGGTTGTCGAGAAGATTGCCAACATTATGGGCGAAGCCCAGAACCTCGTGGGTTACCGCAAGGACGAAAAGATTGGCGATGCCCTTTCGCTGATTGCCTTTGAAACCCAGATCGACGCCTACAACTTTGCGAAATCCTGGTGGTACTTTTCAATCCTTTCGGGTATCGGAACCCAGTTTGCAAACTTCTTGGGCAACGCCACCAACACGGCACTCTTGGCCATCCCGACGATTTCGAAGCACCTCATCAAGGGTTACGCCACGGATCGCACAAGAAGCAAGGCCATCGTTGGATCTATGCTTCGGGCACTTTCACTTTCCTTTATGGACGCTGGCAATGTCCTAATGACTGGCCGTGTCGGAACTAGGAAAACCGAGCCTAAGTTCTTTGGCAAGGCGGCAACGGATTTCTTCGAAGTAGTGGCAAGAAACGCAACACAGGACAATGTGAAGCAAAAGGTTGGGAAGATATCTGCCACAGTTGCCTCCCTTCTGCGGAGGACAATGACCGCAGTCGATATGGTTTTCTACAACTTTAACAAGGAAGTCTATTTGTTCGAGGCGGCCTACCAGAAGGCGGAGCAAGCTGGCCTCAAGGGAGAGGCGGCCACAGCCAAAGCCTTGGAGTACACTTTCAGAAATTCCGAACACTTGGTTGCGGCTCAGTCCCAAGCCGAGGCGCAAGGGTATGTTGTCGACTCTGACAACTCGGCCACAAGATTCCTCCAACAAGCCGAGCAGGCCATCCGTGTGCAGGAGATCATCGACGAAAAGGCACAAGCGGAAAACCCGGAGGTTGCCGCCACCGGGCAGATTTACGGAACCGAGCTCACCTACAACGAGGAACCTCGTGGAGTTCTCGGAGCCTTCCATCGGATGATCGGGTCGTTTGCCAAGGAGCATCCCCTCAAATCGGCCATCTTTGTGCCGTTCACCAGGATCGTTGCCAATGTCTGGAACCAGAGCATCGACTTCACGGGTTGGGGAGTGATGCGTGCCCGTGGTCTCCCGAAGGTTCTTGGGAAGAACTTGGCCGGGAAGTTTGCAATGGAGTACCAGGGAACTGCGGAAGAGCAGAAGATCCAGAGGGATCTGGCGTATGTCCGAGGAATCACGGGTCTGAGCACGGTGTTTATGCTCGGCTTGCTCGACCAGATCCTTTGCGGGAACTACGAAAAGTACGGGATTGAGCTTTGTGTCAACGGGCAGGGTCCGAAAGAAGCCGCCCAGAAAGAGCTGCTCAAGAATCGTTTGGGTTGGAAACCCAACTCAATCTATCTCCGTATGGCTCATGTGCCGGTATTGAAGGACGGGGTTTACGCCAGCTATATGTTTTCGCCTCTGGCTATGGGCTTGTCGGCTGTCGGATTGTTCAACGACAACGAGACTTACGACTACTTCAATGAAAAGGAACCTGCGGATGTGGCCTTGGCAATGGCTCACCGAGTTGCCACGATTATGTTTGATATGAACTTCCTCTCTGGGGCCAGCGACTTGTTTGAGATGTTGAACCCCAGCGAACCAGAACGGGCTTTATCCAAAGCCAAGTCATTCCTATCGAGACTTGGGTCGGCGATGGTTGTGCCAAACTTTGTTCGGGATCTCGATCAGCTTCTGATTTCCCCGACGCTGGGCTATGGCCGTACTGCCAGGGAAGGTCCGATCCAAGGTGCTTTTGTTGCCAACACTCCGATTGTTAGGCAGATCTACGGCCAGACGGAATTGGATATGCTTGGACAGCCAGTGCAGATGCAGTTTCGACCCATCAGTTTCGCAAAGAAGGACGCCTTGCTTCAGGTTCTAGTCCAGAAGAACGCATTACCAACGGCTCCCAAGAAGGATCGTTTGTTAGGGGTGGTCAAGATGACCGACGAACAATACGCCGACTTCCGCAAAGCTAGGGCGGAACAACTGGGTGAAGACCTAGGACGTGAGGGAACTATCGAGAGGCTTGAAGTTATGACCCCAGAGATGGCTCAACTTTATGTTGGCAAGCTTGCCCAGAAAGCGAATGCCATCGGGAAGGCCAAGATCATCCGAGACAACCAGGAACTATTGCAAGAGGTTAGGCAAGAGAAGACCAAAGGTCTCCGATAACCATCGGAAGGCTCCGATCATCCAAGCCATCAAAGTTGTGAGGATCACGCAGAATCCGAGAAAGAGAAAAGGTGTGAGAAGCAAATACACAAACTCGCCTTTCTTTTCCCATATCGGGGTCATATCTATCTTGGGTTGCACTTCATTCTTTTTCACTTAACCTCCTTATAAGTATGCCACTCAGCCGAGTCAACAAAGACAAGATGCCTTGCAACTCACCACGCCGAAGCACTCGCCCCGGCAAAAAGATGATGGTCAAGGCTTGCGAGAATGGCAAAGAAAAAATCGTTCATTTCGGAGCCAAGGGTTACGGACATAACTACTCGGCCGCCGCCAGAAAATCATTCAAGGCTCGCCACAACTGCTCCAATCCTGGGAGCAAGCTGGGAGCCAGATACTGGGCTTGCAAGAAGCTTTGGGCTGGGCCGGGTGGCTCAACTCTCTCAAGCCCCAAGAGCCGAAAGGGTAAATACTAATGGGCTTGGGCTCCGAAAATCCCGGACTCTCCAAGTTGGAGAGTCTCTTTAGCCGTGGAGCCTTGAAGGGCAAGACGGGAATGGTTGTGGAGAAAGCCATCGACAATGGCATTGATCCCAAGCTTTTTGCGGCGATCATTGCCCACGAGACTGGCTCTGGGACGAGCAACGCTATCATCAATTACAATAACCCGGCTGGGATTATGGATCCCAAAACCAAGTGGACAAAGCTCAAGCGGTTCGGGTCATTGTCCGAAGGTCTGGATTACTCCGCCAAGAATCTGAAGCGCAGGCTTGACCAGACTGGTGGGGATATCGGGAAGCTCGCCTCAATCTATGCACCCATTGGGGCAGAGAACGATCCAAGAAATCTCAACGCCAACTGGCAATCAGGGGTCAACAAATTTTACAATTTGCTTGCAGCCAACGAAATTTCTGAGGGTGACGCTGGGCTAGCCAGTAATAAATAATCAAGACTGTCAGCCGAAAAATAATCCACGGCGACAACAGCAACAACTTAAAAGCCAGCTTTAATCTGTCCATTCCAAGGATAGATCCATCCCGTGGTCTTCCCCTGGCGTGGCTATGATCTGGAATCCCTTGTGCTTCATACACCCATCGGACAATTCAGCCAAGGCTTTACGGGAGACTGGGAGTAAACCATCGTTGTCGATGACGGCAGCCGCAAGAAAGATCCGCAAAAGTTTTTGCGAAGTCGAACTATTGCCGTCTATCCAGTAGCTGTCCTCGGGCATAACCCCAGCTTGAAAGGTTGGAGGGTTGTGTCAAGATAGGTGTATGCGACTCAAAGACACATCGGTTGTTCCCCCTATTGGCTTCACCTACCAAGACCACGACACCAAGGCGGTCATTACGGGAGGTGACTTTACAGACTTACTCCGTAACGTGACGCGTCATAGGGCGGCCAACAACCTGGCAATTAACGAGAACCAGGAGCAGATGATCCACGACCAGATGTGCGACAAGCTTGGGCCAGATCATTGTGCTGGATATGGACTGGGCGATGCGGTTCACACTCTCGCCCAGCCCATCGCCAGAGCCATTGATCTGGTAGCTGGAACCAATATCAGAGGATGCGGGTCATGCGCGAAAAGAAGGGCAATGCTGAATTCCTAATCCCGCCAGACAGTCCCTTGTGGGACGGCTTGTCGGATCATTCAGATTTGCGTCGGCTTCCCGATATGATCTGCGATATCTTACTATTGGCTCGTGCCGCCACGATGGACTTAATAAGTCTCAAGGATCTCGAGCGACATCTCGACAGGTTCGAAGACTGGCTCGACAAAGCTCAACCCTAGTCCCACCCCCATCGGGTTGTTGACCCCGATCATATTGACGGTCGACCCATAGGGTCCCAACTCGTTGGATATTGAGTTGACCCATAGGGGATTGGCCGTCAGCTGTGGGGCTCCATAGCCTCTGGGAATCCAAGCTTCATAACCACGTGGGATCCACAAGGATCTGGTCATCATAAGCTGGGCTTGTCCAAGGGTTGTGGTCAGCATCAACAAGATCGCAACTATAAGTCCCATAAGTCCTCCATATTGAGAGGCGGGTAGCACTCCTTGACTGGGTAGTCCTTGTCCACCTCGTTGCCTAGCCATTCCATACAGACGCCATCCTTCTCCACGGCACACTCCTCGTGGTTGTGTTCACAAGTATGGGTGGCTGGCTCATCGGCCGCCCAACTCCAATAGCCATAGCGAAGGAGTTTGCTGGATAGATCAGGCTTCTGAAGGTTGCTCATCGAATAATCCTTTGTGGGTTAATAGGAACAGCTTTAACCAAAGGTTGGCATAGGCTGGGGCTTTGTCTTGCTGGTGAGGTATCTCTGCAATTTCATCCTTGAAATTTGGATAGGTGACTTTCTCTGCAAGCGTTGCAAGCGTTGCCGCAAGATCTTCCTTGGTCTCAAGGTAGATGCGGAACTGATAGTCCGACTTCTCATATTCATGTATGACGATTTCCTTGTTGAGTTTGTTTTTGATTTCCTTGGCTAGTCTGTCGATGTCGCCTCGGGTTCTGGCACGGATCACGAACAGCTTCTGGCCTTCGGGATCATCGTGGTGTTCCTTCTGAACAATCGAATAGAATCCAATCGTGGTTGCAATCCACATATCAAACCTCCTTCTTTGTATAGTTATGTATCCGAGTTCCGATCCACCGCATACACGGCACGGCCATTGAATTGCCAAGTGCCTTGTAGCGTGGACCATCGGGACACTCGCTTGCTGGCTTCCCCCTCCAGGGGATCAGCGTGTGGTCATCGGGAAAGCCCTGGAGTCTTTCACATTCCATAGGCAATAACCGACGAACCGCCGAACGAACTCTCGAATCGAGCACACCTCCAGTGTGGTTGATGTCTGAAGCCGCCGAAGATATGGCTTGGCCAATATCGCTAGTGGCCTGGTTGTAGGCATCAAAGGCTAGGACTTCACCACCCTCCTGCACCAGTGGGACATTCCCACCGCCAGTCCCATAGCGGGACACGCAACTTGGAGCCACATCCAACGGGCCAGTCACTCGGCTGTCATTGGGATGGTTCTCATAAAGGACGGCGTGCTTGTCGCCCTTTGTAAGTGTAGGACAAGGATCTCCTTCCTTGCCAACCCCAAGCCCGTTGCCCTTGCCGTCTTGCCGATCCCCACGCTTACCAGCGTGGCGGGTGGCTTGGTCGTGAATGGGTATTGCAACTGATATACATTTACCCTCATTAACATACTGGTTACCCACTCCTTTGAAGTCCCTTGCGCATAGAGCTCCGACAACAGAAGAGGCAACCAGATCGGTTGCATCTTTGTAATCTCTAGCCTTTATTGTGGATGCAGTATTGTCGTTTGAATATTCCCCAAACGCTTGCATCCTGAAAGCTTCGGCGGTTACTAGGTGTTCTCCTCGGCTTGAGGGGACTCCGCCTTCACCACCGCTTCTAAGGCATCCCGCAACATCGGCGGAAGTGTCTTGCCCCGAACCTCGGCTCGGCGCAAGATCCCTGCGCAGGCCTTCGAACTCAAGTAGAATCTCTGTGGGATCTCCTTGGTCTCGAGGACATGCGACAACGAACACACGCTTGCGTCGTTGGGCCAAGCCGAAATATTGGGCATCGAGGCACCGCCAAGCGATTGTCCTTTTGGAGCCATACACACAACCAGCGTCTGTCCACTTGTCCCCTGTCGGTTTGAGTTCACAGCCTTCTCCCGACAACGCTCCCAGAAAGCAACCGAAGGCGTTGTCTTTGGAACTGAGGACGCCTGGGACATTCTCCCAGACGATCCACTTGGGGTTGAAGTGGTCGCACATTCTGACGAAGGTGAGGGTGAGTCCGCCTCTTGGGTCGTCGAGTCCCTTTCGGACACCTGCCACGCTGAAGGCTTGGCACGGTGTTCCTCCGCAAATAAGGTCAATTGTGTCGCTGAGTTTCCAGCTTTCATACTTGGTCATATCTCCTAGGTTGGGAACCATCGGCCACCGATGTTTCAGCACCGAGGCTGGGAATGGTTCGATTTCTGAAAAGGCGATCGGCGTCCAACCCAGTGACCCCCACGCCACTGAGGCGGCTTCGATGCCAGAGCAAACGGATAGATACTTCATACACTAACTTTCGCTTTCTTTGAGTAGCCCGTCCAGCCTTTCTTCTTCAAGGCTTGCAAGGCTTTCGAAGCCTCACTCCCAGCTGGCTGGGTTCCATGAATCAGCAAGGCAAAGGACTTGTCGGACTGATAAGCGTGCGTGTCATCGTGATCTATAGGAAGACCCTTGGTATCTGCATCTTCCTCAGAGAAAACAACTTCCGCAGACTTAAGTCCATAGGTGTCGATCATCCAGTCGTGAATACCGCCACGGCTGGCGTTGAGTTTAAGGTTGCTTGGGATCTCATCTTTACGCCCGACCCACATAAATAAACTCTTGGTGTAGGTATAGAAGATGATGTTCTGGTTTTTCTTGGCAACCTCCAACCAAGCGTCGAAGTATCTTTGGCTAAAGAAATCTCCAGACACATGGATGCGTATGATCTTGGCCTTTTTGGGCAGACTTGCTTGGATCAACTCCACCATTTGCGAGGTGGATTTGTGCTTCAGCAAGTCAAAGTTGTGCCAGCGTTGAGCCCGAACATTCGGGAGTCTTGCCTCGTCCGATGCGGAGAAACAACGGAACTTGGTTTCAAGCCCGTCTTGAATTGTTCCGCTGGCTCGGCCAGCACGGGACAAACATTCCCTAGCTCCAGGGCAGGAGTAGCCAGCTGGCAAATTGAATGTGTAGATCCCGTTGCCCAGCTTGGCATTGCCTCGGTTGAGCTTGAGGAGTTCCGTCATTTGATGGTCTTGCCTTTGCTCGGAAGCTGGTTGATGTAGTTCATCATCCATCCGACCAAGGCGTGCTCGGCAAGGCTGACAAACTCCTTGCCAACTCTCGTGAACTTGTGATGCCGTTTGCTGGCGATGTCCAGTGCGGCTCTCTTGAATCTGGCTTTGTTGAGTATGCTCATTTTTTCCTCCGTTGGTTTTTGATTAGTGCTGGTTTGAAGTTCTGCTTTCTTGCGTATTGAACGGAGCGTCTGTCGACACCCCATTGTCGTGCGACAACCGCCGTCGGTGTGCCTTCCTCAAGGAGTTTCTTCCACTCCCCCCACCGACCAGCGACGCTGATCGGATCTCTGAAGTAAGCTTGCTTGCCACGTTCATTGACATAGGAAGTCCGATGCGTTCGGATCTTAAGGGCTTGGTTAAGTTCCTCGGTCAATGCCGTGGTAGCCTTGGCATAACCTTGGAGATCACGCTCCATCTTAAAGACAGTCTGCTCAAGATGGCGGAGTGAATCTCGTAAGGTTTCGATTTGACTGGAGATCAACGGCACAGCCGATTGCTCGACGAGCCGTTTAGTTTCTGGTGACATCATAGTAGTTTCCCTTCTGCGGCTACTTGTTCCGCATATTCATAGGTTGCACCAAAGAGGGCAAGCTCGGCGGCTTCCGTCAGTTCGGCTGACGGCTCAAGCACTGGATGTTCCGACCCCTTCTCAAAGACCTGCAGGTTGTGGAATTCTGCATCCACATACTCGCTGATCTCGACAAGTTGTTTGTCAGTTTCCGTGTGTCCCCAGTATTCGTAGCTCCCGATACCGACATCTTCGGTATGGGTCTCGTGGGTCACTGACCCAGTGACCTCGTAGTTCTTGCCCTCGTGTTCGAAGCTGGCTTCGTAACTATCTAGTTCGATTGTCATTTGCTCATCCTATAATGATTGACTTGGCGAAGAAGTTGGTCAGCCCACAACTTAAGGTCGTTGCGGGTGGTATCGTCAAGTTCCAGATTTGGCTTGGCAACAAGGTTCCTTGTTGCTTTGACAAAGCTGGCCATATCGTAGACCAAGACCGACTCTTCGCTGAGTCTGGGTTCAGTTTTCATAAAGCTTGATGGGTGTTAAACCTGGAGGAATTCCAGTTCGGAACCATCTTCCGACTCTATGCCCCATCAATCACTTGGCGTCTAGGTCGACATCGATGATGTTGAGGAACCCCGCACCATTGCCCTCTTCGTCTCGGTAGACCCAAGCCACCGACGGCTTGCGATCCTTGATCCCAGACTTAAAGACTAGGCCGTAGAGTGGTTCTCCATCAACGCCTTCGGTGTCGCAGACAACATCGACGCATACTTTACCGACGAGCTTTTTATACTCGGCGATATACGGATCTTTCTTGGTTTCCATATTTAGGTGTTTCCTTTCAATAGAAGTCGAAGTCAGATCGTGTGGTTATTGGAACCACCCGAAATCCTCCCCCGAGTTTTTCATTCAACTCCGAACATTCCTCATCGGCAAGTTCTTTCGTTTCGTAGTGGCAGTCCTCGTACTTGCCGAGGCCGTCCACGCTCTGGCGGATGTCGCCCCATCCGAAGGTTGATTCGCTTTGGATTTTGTATCTCATAACGGGCTCACTTTCTGGCCTCGGAAATCTAGGTTGATGACATTCAACTCGTGCCGTTTGCACCAGACTTGGAGCCCCTTAATTGTCCAGCCAACCTCAAGGCTGGCGTAGGATCGTGGGCTTTCCCCGTCGGGTAATTCCTCAAGGCACTCTCGACAATGAAAGAAACTTTGGATATCCGATTCTTGTTTGATGTCTTGGATCATACTTGATCCTCCATAACGAGTCGTATCTTCTCGACTTCTTTGGCTAGGTTTTCCAGGCCTTCACGGATTGTCTCCGTTAGGATGGTGAATTGTCTTTCGTCCATTCGTTGGATCTCCATTGGTTTCTCCTTGTTGGTTAAAGTGGGAAGACCTTGATCTGAAGGAGATCGTCCATCTCCTTTTCAGTCGGGGGCTTCACCCACTCGATCTGCTTCTCCAGTTCCTCGATGGTGGACTTGCACGAGGTTGTCTCGCCTTCGTCATCGGTTCCCACGATCAAGGTCTTGCCAACCAGATGGGTTTGGCCAGCCCACTTGAGCCGATAGCAACCGACATTCCCAAGGTGTTCCTCACCCTTCAGCAATCCCTCGTCGTCGATAAAGGCGACATCGTAGTTTGGAAGGTTGAAGGTTGAGACGCACCGACATCCCGTCAGTTCGTAGATTTCCTCAAGGCCAAAGCGTCCATCCGATTTGACCTCGGTGAACGACTTGGCTTTGGGATCAATTAAAATTCCAGTAATCATACGCAAACCTCCTTTATTTCTTGGTTGACCGACATACATTGGTTGACCGTCTCGATCCAATCAGACTTCTCCGCTTCCAACTTCTGCGTCCGACCCATCCAAGGTTTCGGACTGATGCACGAGAACCAGTCTTGGATGCTTGGGATTCTGCCCAAGTCCTCCTTGACATGTTGCTCGGCGACCCACCTCGTCGGGACTTTGCGTCCGTCGCTGTTGGTGATCGTATGCCCGAAGATCCGCTCCGCCATATAGCACCCCTCGGCGTGATGCCGCAACGCTCGATGGCGGAAGTCGGCAAACATCATCTTGCTCTCGTCAAACCAATCGTGGATGGCTTGGTAATCCTCGGGTTTGCCACCCCATTTCTTGGCCGAACTTACGGCGTGATGGTATGGGTTAGCCATTGGGAACCTCCCGTATTTCGTAGCGTTCGGAGTGTGGGAGTTGTGACACCACCCACTTCTTCACATCAGCGATGTCGTCTGATTCAACGAACCATTGAACACCGCTGTCTGGATCACGAACCTCGAAGGTTTTAATAGGTTTCCTCCTCGGTCTCGATGCTCTCGACCCGCTGGTTGTAGGTCAGTTCGATCGTGTTGTCCTTGACGATTAGGTGGAACTCGCCGAATGACCCCTCGTTGATCTCCCACCCTCCGTGGTTGGCTTCGAGTAGGTCGTAACAAAGTTGCTCGATCAGATCCCGTAAGGTAGCTGGCTTCATCACCTCGACCCATTTATCCTTGTCCTTGTCCCACTTTGTTGAGTGGACGACTTCGGCACCTTCAATGTCCAGATTATCCAAGGTGTCGTCGGAGACTCCCTCTTTCTTGCCAACGCCTTTCTTGTATAGGACATCGTTGATCTGGCCAGAGTCACCAGCCCCGTCAAAGTCAACGATGACTTCACGGACTTGGGATTGTTTGAGGGCATCGAACACCAACTCCTTGGTGCTCTTGGCTCGGGTCTCGTGCTTCTTTCTGTGCTTTTCCATTATGTCCATTGTCTTGCTCTCCTTTGGTTAGTAGCTTCTGCGTAGCTCGCCGACATAGGTCGGGCCTGTCGGGGACACCTGTCCGTTGGCCAACTTCTTAAGGAAGTTGACCGCATCTTCCATACATTTCTGCATCACAACTCTGCCAGCCGTGACCAATGCCTTGGCCTCGGCCGCCAGATGGGTATGGAAGCAGTCATTGGCTCCATCGGTGACGGCTCCGTCGCAAACCCAAAGCACCATCTCGTTCTGGAATCGTCTGGCCTTCAACGCCCAGCGTAAGGCTGGTCCGTCAACGCCGTTGCCACAGCCGTGCTTGGTTGGCAACTTGCTGACCATCTTGCCGTCCTTGGCCAGCACCCAGAAGTTGGGAACGCCTTGGCTTCCATCCTTGTGGGCGTAAGCCGCAATCGTGGCTCCTGGAGCGTGCTGAAGTATCGTCAAGATATCCTTGGGTTCAAGACTCATCGAGCCAGACCAATCAATCAAGACGACACCGCCCGACTTGCGTTTGACACGATCGAACACCCGACGATACGGGTCGGTAAGCAACCGACCGATACGGCGTGGAGCCCGACCGACATCCGAGGCGATGCGAACTTTGCCAAGGTTGCCGTTGTGCATCCGATTGAGGGATGCCTTGCCGTCAACCAAGTCACCGAACTTGGCCGTGCATTCGGCATCGGAATCCTGCACCTTTCTGGATGGTCGGAGTTGCGGGATGCGTTTGGTCATCTCGGCAATCTCCATATACTTATCCAGAACGGTGGCGATTTTCTCGGTCACAAGGAAGCCACGGGTAAGTGGCACCTTGGTCTTGCGACCAATCGGTTTGTCGCTCGTCAGATTATACTTATAATTGTCGAGCAACTCGGCGATTGTATTGGACAAATCCGTAGCCCCTTGGATGGTTTCCAACTCTCCGTTCTCAAGACCAGCCTTCTCGATCTGCTTAAGCACCGCCTCCTGCGTCTTGGTTCCGTGGGTTGCCGCCACCACACGGATGACACCAGCCAAGTCCTTGGCCTTGGCATAGCGGTAAGCATTGATCTCGTCAGTCTCGTCGTAGAGATGTTCACTCGGATTGAAGCCTTCATTCTGAAGCACCCGATTGATCCGACATTCCTCGGCCAGCATTAAGGCTTGCTCGGTGGCAACGCCACGCTTGAGCCAAGGCCGTAGGTCTGGCGGACTCAATCGAATGTGCATCATCTCGTGGGCTCGGATGACTTCGGCTCGTGCCTCCTCGTTGAAGGGAACCATCAGCCGTCGTGCTTCAATGCAAGTCTTGGGACTGCCACGATCCATCGAGGATCGGATGATGTCCCAAGCCTCATTGACACCACGGCGATTGCCAGCTTGTCGTATGAACTCTGGTAGTATTGCGGTCTGCATCACTTGCCTCCTTCCTTTAGTTGACCCACCGCTTGGCGAAGTTTCTCCATCGCCCAAGCGGGGGGTTGTTTCGGTTTGGCGTCTGCGTATTTAACCTCCGCCAATGCAACGGCCAACCTCTCTTCCAATTCGGTTGGACGATCCATAGTTGTAGGGTGGAGGGTTATTCGGACTTCTCGGCGAGCTTGGCTCCGTTGATCTGATCGATCTTGATGGCGGTCAAGAAGTCCTTGGCCTTGTCGTCAAAGATCAAGTGAGCCGCACGCTCCTCACCGACAGACTTGCGTAGGCTGTCGTAGGCGAAGAAGGTTCGCAGATCGATACGCCGTTCACCCAAGTCAGCGGAACGCTCGGCGTAGTCCCGAAGATCGGGGGACAAGCGTTCGAGTGCCGTGTGGTGGGGCTTGTTGATGCGGATACGGATCGGGAAGCGGGAACGGATGGCCTCGGGCAGATCCTCAAGGTTCTCCAGATTGGTGGTCATCACCACGCTGAAGCCCTCTTGTGGAGTCTCGACCTTGCCAGTCTGCGGGTTCTCCCACTTGCAAGACTCGGGGCTGTCGGTCATCGCCAGCAAGGTAGCGAACACATCGCCCCCCGCCTTGTCGATCTCGTCAACGATGAGACGACCGCCAGTCCGCCAAGCCTTGACCGCTTGACCCTCGTGCCAAGAGAAGGTTCCCTTCTCGTTCGGCATCCAAGCCCCCGTGACATCGGCGTTGGTCATATCGGGGGTGCAGATCAGACGGAAGGTCGGACGATCCTTGGTCGCCATCGTCAGACCAGCGTAAGTCTTGCCAGTTCCAGGAGGCCCGTAAAGAACCAGTCGGTTAACGCCAGCTTCGAGCGTCTGCTCGACATCTTGCCAGCAATCGGTTTTCTTCTGCTTCGTTGTTTTGGTGGTGGTTGTGGTAGCCATTGTGTCGTATCTCCTTTCGGTTATGGGTTGGTTAGTCTTGCTTATCCAAGTTGGATTCGGCCTCCTCTTTGGCGGCCTCCAACATTCCGTCTTTCAATTTCTCCCGCATTTCAACAAAGCCCTCGGGGGCATCAGCCAGATTCATTTCCCCGTCGGGCATACAAGCCGAAGCGTGGAGGCCGATGAAGGCAACCAGCCTCTCGTAATTCTTCGGGCTGCTCTTGAGGACAATCCCCAAGGAAGCCAAGGCGACCTTGATCGACTCGGCCTCGTCCTTCTGGTTGGGTTGGCTCGGGCTGATCTTCTCAAGGATCTTGGCGAGCAAGGCGATGTAGGGCAACGGCCCATTGCCACGCTCCAGACCGATGGCGATGCCTTGAGGTTGTTCGTTGTCGCTGTCGTCGGATGATTTCTGAAACACATTTCTGCTCATAGTAAGTATCTCCTTTCGGTTAAACGCTTCTGCCAGATGCGTAGAGGACATTGCGAAGGGTGGAACGCTGTCCAACCCTCCGTGAATAACGCCTCAATTCGCTGTAAGTTTCGGGAGCCATCAACTGGATGGATCCGCCAGTCTTGTGTGCGTAGACCATCGCCCCTTTGTAGCGGGGCGTAGGGGTTGAGGTTGCACAAGCCAAGCAGTAAACCAGATCGAGGTCTCGTCTGGCTTTCTCGACTGGCTCGTGACACCTTGGACAAGGATCAATCACGGCAACCTCCGAACGATTGCCTCGTCGTCCCATTCCCAACCGCTACGGATGAGGTAGCGGAAGGCAAGGTTCCTCGTCTTGAACTCCTGGATGACTCTGCCTTTGTAGATTACTGCGAACATAGAACCTCCACGATTGAGTAGAGTGCCATACCAACCAGCACTCCAGAGATGAAGTAGAAGTAGTTTCGGATGAAGTCGTGCATCGAAGGTTCCTCCTTTGGTTAGATGTTGTATGCGGGGTGGGGGATGCTGAAGTTGACGGGAACATAAGTCCCGTCAGCCGCCATCAATCCCAGCTTGCTTCCATCGGGGAAGGTTGAGACAATCCTAGCCCAATGGAGAAACTCCTGCCGACAATCACCGATGGTGTAATGTCGAAGGTTCGACACTGGTCGTCCGTTTCGGAGGATGATCCAATGGTGTTTCGTTGCAACCTTGTTCAGCGTAGAACGAAGGTTAGGGTTGTCTCTCCATTGACCGAGTTGGTTGTATCCTTTGGTTGGCGTAGGCATTTTATTGACTCCTTATGTCCTTCTGCTATCAAGTCAGTTATGCCGAAGGACTTGGGCATAGACTGGAAACTCGTAGAGGCCGAATATATGCGGGGCACTCGGCCTACCGATATCTGTAAAACCTATGGTTTGAATACCAGAACTTTGAAGACTCGTATCTTCAGAGAGGGATGGGCTTCCAAAAGGTTGGCAATACTTGAGGGACTGGAAGCCAAAAAGCTGTCTCGTAGTATCCAAACGCTGGACAACAAGGCCACCTCGTATCTTCAAAGGGTAGTAAAGGAAGTTGATCGTGGATTGGATGTCCTCGAAGCCCAGCAACCCGCAACCACTCGGGAAGTTAACGAACACTTTGATGCACTTGGCAAAATCGACAAGGTTGCGAGACCAGCACTTGGCCTTACGGATCAGTCGTCGGGTGGAAAAGGAAATATTGTGAATATCGCTGTGCTTCAACAAGTTCCAGCTGAAAATACGGATGTCGTTGAAGTTCAAGGAGTTGCTTCCGAGTTGAATACAATGCCTATTGTGCGACAAATCAGCAAAGAGATTCATTCCAGTCCCCCTTCCGAGTAGTTTCCTTGGGTTGCCGAGGGCTACGAGAACCCTTGGAGAGGTCACGATCAGCCTTTCTGATGGCCTGAAATCGCTCCTCAAAGGCCATAGCAGCGAGGATCTTGGCTTTGGATACTCGGATATAGGGACGAGCGTAATCCCTAGCTTTAATAGCTTTCTTCTTCAACCCCCAGATAGTCTTGCGATCGGCGTAGAGTTCGGTTTGGTAGCAAGCCGACAGAGTAGGCGAAGGTTTGCAACCAGCCACCAGCGAGTTGTTGATGGTTCGGTCAGCAAACCCAGCATCAATCAGTTGTAGTCGTAGGGTGTTATTCATATACCTCCAGGAGTTAAAGGTTAAAAAAAAGAAACACCGAGGGGGATTGAACCCCTCGGTGCTTCAGTGATGGAATCCTTTAGACCAAGGATTCGGTGAAGGTTCCGACCTTCTGCGGTTTGGAAGGAGCTTGGCTCTTCGGAGGGATCGAGATACCGATCCTCACAAAGAACTTACGATCTCCAGCAGTGACCATCTGTCCAGCTTTGGAGAGGCTGAACGGAGTGAGGTTTGTCCAACCAGTGTCACCAGTTGAACTATTACCCCGAAGGTAATCACCACTGAAGACAAAGGCCACATAGTCTTTGTCACCATCCTTAAAGGCGATGGTTCCCCAGTTTCCAGTCAGTGATTTGATTAGGTTAGTTAGTGCTTTCATATTCAATACCTCCAAGTTAAGGTTATCGGTACAGAGAAACTATCGTTCCGCTGTCCAAAAACCCAACGCCGACCGACCGAAAAAACCCGACCGACCCCCACCGCAAAAAAGCCGAAGGCTTTTTTGAACCCTGGATTAAAGATAAGATATAGATTTACCCACCACCCCTCCCCAGTATATACCCCCTTTATAATTACTAAGTATTGCGTGAGGCGACATTAAAAATTTTTTTTATTTTTTACACCCGCTGGACAAACGCCCCGTTCGGTTACAATCCTGTCTATGCCTCTTGGACGTGACTACGCTATGGAGTACCGCCGGTACCACAGTTCTTCGCAAGCGAAGAAAGACAGAGCGGCTAGAAACACGGCAAGGCGCAGAGCCATGCGGATGGGTCGGGTTCGCAAGGGTGACGGGAAAGACATCGACCACAAAGACGGCAATCCACGAAACAACTCAAATGGAAATTTGAGGGTTATGGAGCGGAGTAGGAATCGTGGCCGTGACAACAACTCCTGGAGATACTGATGCCCCTAGGAAGACAAAAGAAAACCAAGCCGAAGGACGCTTGCTACAACAAGGTCAAATCCCGCTACAAGGTTTGGCCTTCGGCCTATGCGTCCGGCGCATTGGTCAAGTGCCGCAAGGTCGGCGCAAAAAATTGGGGTAACAAATAATGGCTTTCGAATTGGAAAAGAAATACGGGCTTCACGGATGGTTCAAGCGCAACAAGGGCAAGGGCTGGATCAATTGCAAGACGGGTGGCCCGTGTGGTCGCAAGGACGCAAGCAAAGGAAGCTATCCCGCTTGCCGTCCGACCAAGGCAATGTGCAACTCGGCTGCCAGGAAAAAGAAGGGTCCCGCTCGCGTAAGCTGGCAGGGTCGTCGTGGGCTGGGTGGACGGGCTTGACGGAAGGTTAGGTCGGAATAGGATCCACATATGCCTCTTGGTAGAAATGTAAGCGCAAATATCCGCGAGCTTATGGCGGATAACAAAAAGAAGGGCAAGGCCCGTGGTGCTGGCGGAAAGCCGCGCTCGAAGAAGCAGATTGTCGCAATCGCCCTGTCTGCGGCTGGTAAATCGAATAAAATGTGATGAAGATGGGTTTTGAAAAGCTGACCCGAAGCCTAGCGGCAAAGGGAGCCGAGAACCCGAAAGCACTGGCCGCCTGGATTGGCCGCAAGAAGTACGGCAAAAAGAAGTTTCAGGCGATGTCGAAGCGTGGTCTTGGCGGTCGCTGAGTAAAGCAAGAATGGGCTGGGGTAGGCTAGCCATCAAAGACTTCAGAACCATTTTGTGAAAATACTATTTCACTCCAACTGCCATGGAGAGGGGATTAGTCACTTTATGGCAATGTCCCCAAACCAAGCAAAACTGGATACACGGGTTATTCGCACTTACATGTTGGATTTGGGGCTTACCTCAAGGGAAGAAGAACTGGAGTGCTTGAGTTGGGCGGATATTGTGTTTTACCACGAGCATATGGGAAAAAAGCCGGGTGACGAAGACAAGCCGGTAAAACCGGGAACAGTCCTAGTCCCTATGTCGGTTATGTACAATTCCGGCTACTACCTCAGTTTGGCAACGGAGGAAGACTGGAATTCAGTCTACGAATTTGCGGAAAAGAATGGGGTAGACCAGGCGGTTGACTACGCAGTGTACGGATGTGACGTTGGGCACACAAGAAGGTGGGCACACAATTTTGAGAAAATGAAACGGAAGGAAATTAAGGAGAATGTCCCTAAGCATATGAGATTGTCACAGGTGATCGAGCCACTCTGGAAAAGGGAACAGCAAACAATAACAATGAACCACCCGACAAGCACGGTTTTTTACGACTGGGCTAATCTTCTGCTTGGGCACCTCGGACTAAAAAAGCTAAAACCAGCATTGCGGGAAAGGTGCGAAAGGGAGCTCAACATCGCCAATCTACCATGCGTTGACTGGATATGCTCGGGGGTAAAGGAAACTTTCGGCCTTGCTTACGGAGGTGGCCAGGAAGACAACTTCCAATGTGCCGGTATAGCCAGAAAAAAGTTAAGCGAGTGGAAGGTTAAAACGAAATAAAACAACTCCGAGGGATTGACACTCCTCAACCCATCCCAGACTTGGGGGATGGACGAACACACAAAAAAGATACAAGAACAGCTTGCCGTAGAGGGTTTCCTAGACGCGCATATCGTAATCTCTAGGGATCCTCTGGACTTCCAAGACAAGGACGGGGACAGGGTAGACGACAGGGCTGAGTGATATGGAGAGCCTAGCCAATCAGCTGTCGGCCATACTAGGCCTCTGTATAGCCGTGTTTCTTGCAAATCTGATAATCCCTATCGGAATTGTAGGATTTAATTCTGCCCAGAAATGGGTACATTTGCTGGCGGAAAAGGTCAAAAGTTTACGCAAGTAATTGCCATTGCAACAACAAGTGGGGTCAAACGGCTTTGGACGATCCCCACTTGCCTAATCCACTACACCAAAACCCTTATAACCATATATACTTATATTAAATAAGTGGATTAAGTGTATTATATATAAGTCGGAGCGTCTGGAAAAAATAATTTACGCCGTAAAAAAATATTTTATATAGATAATGGGTTTGAAATGGGGTCCCCAACTCCCCTTGGCCACTTTTTTTGATCTAAACCCCTAACAACAAGGGTTTTAGCTTATAGTGGGGTACTTTTGCCTAGTGGGATGCGCCGCCAGAAGGCAGGTCTATTTGCCATTGGGTGATGCCATCCAATAGGAGCATACGCTTCACCCCAGATCCCTTTAGGACGGACAGGCTTGCCAGCATCCTACCCAAGGCTTGGGAGTTGGGTATGAACATCTTCATACTGGACGATAGCTTGGCGTCGTTCTGGAAGGCCAGCAGGAGCTTTATGGCCGACCCTTTCCAGACAGACTCCTCCATATGGTCTTGCTTGTATTGGGACAGAAACTCACACAGAAACTCTTGGAAGCTGTGCACCCTTGAGGATGCCTTAGATTCGGCAAGAAGGAGGGGATGGTGGTAGGATTTGACACCGTACCTTTCATCACCGACCACATGTTCAGGCACAACCCAATCCCGAAGCCAAGCGGCGAAGTGAGGCAGTTCCCTTGCCAGCATTGCGGGAATCTCGTCCCGATCAATCTTGCGGAACATCTCGTGGCTCTTGAACTTGAACAGGCTGATCTTGTCCAGAATACTGCCGTCGGTATGGGGAACGGCCTGCACGGATTCGGGGTCGTCGTTGAGCGTCTGGATGATGCGGCCACGCCAATCAAGGGTCACCTGGTCGAGGAACTTCCTGTGGTAAGCGTGGCGGGTGTTGGCCACGCCCTGCTTGATCATTCGACTGTAGTGGCGATGGGCTTCAGCGGAGTCAGCCGAGCTTGCGTCATCGACATTCCAGACCGCCACCTCGAATAGCTCGGCGTTGAACTGAGACCCGTGGACGAGGTAGTCGGAGGCGTTGGCTCCTCCGCCCATCAGCTTGGCCACAATCTCCGTTCCAAAGAAGGTCTTGCCCAACCCCACATTGCCGGCGATGAAGACGGCTTGCCCTGGACGAAGCACACCCTTCAAAGCCGAGCAGTAGAAGTGCTTGAGCCAGCCAAGTAGGAACGGCAAAGATTCGTGCGGATCGACGGCGGTGTCAAAGAACTTGGCAAGCCAAGGAAAATCCTGTCCCCACTCGTGCTTGCCCTCGGCTGGCTGGATGATCTTGGTGCGGGAGATGTTGAGCATCCGCTTTCCGTCCTGGACCGTGATGTCACGGGGATCGAACAACGCTGGCATTGCTCCCTGGATAACCCGAGACTCACGGATACGGCGCATCGCCTCGTCGGCTTCTGACAAAGATCCACGAGCATCGGGTGCGCTGGATAACCCGAATGTCCCGACGATGTCGTGGCGTGTGTCGTCTTTCCCAGAGTTACGCCAGTATCCCTCAAGATCCTTCTTCCAATAAAACTTGCCGTCGAACCAAAATGTACCCATCGGTCCGCCGTAACGATCTTCCTGGTACTCCTTGACCCAAGCGGCACCGAACAGATCCGCCCACGACATAAAGCCTTTCGGGCTTCGTGTCGAATATGAGATCATACCCGTCTTGGTGACTTGTGCTCCCGTCCGATCCACCCCGTCGTCGACCCAGAAAAGCGGTCCACGCATCCCCTCCTCAAACGGTCCGACCCAGCGACCGGGGAAAGTCTCCTGCAACTTCTGGAACACCCGATCCAGCGGGATCTCCACGGCACCCTCGCCGTTGTACCGCTTGGCCTTCTGCACAGCCTCGGAAAGGATGGAGTGGACGGCCTCGGTGCGGATTGGTTGGTCTGCAAATTTGACTGCTCCTGGGAACCAAGCGTAGTACTGGTCTGGCTTGCTGACGACTTCGTCCAACCCTGGGAAGATCTGCTTGGCCTTGGTCTCCTTGACCAGCAGGCCGATAAATTCCTTGAGCACACCCGGCAAAACATAAATCGGTTCCTCGAACATCCAGATTACCCGAGCACCAGAACTGAAAGTCTTGTGGGCAAACATCGGCTTGAAACCAGGCTTCGACCCACGAGCCAGACCTTCCAACAGTTGTTCGTCCGATATGGATGTGTCGTAATCCGCAATCAGCCCGTGCATCCGATACGGATCGTTGGACTTGCTGACACGGACATGCGGATTGATCCCCTCAAACGCCGAGACGAACACCCCGTCCGTCGTGTCGGCTTCGCACCAACGGCGAAACTCTTCCTTCGCCCCGAAGCTCGGGACGACGACAGAAGTCTCCCACGGCTTGACGGGCTCCGCATTTCTTGATTTTAGATTTGGTATTTTGAATAGATTTGTTTTCACGCCGACTCCTCCGTTGTTATATGGTCGAATCCGGGCTCTTCAGCGTGCCAAGTCTCGGTTTGTACCCTCAACCAGTCAGGCTTCCCGTCCGGCTTCGTAAAACTGCTCTCGCGCCAGATCACATTGTTACCCGGCACGCAGGTGATTCTTCCGTTGCATAGTGCGATGAAATGGTGGCTTTTGGTCTGGGACGGCTCAAGCGAATACGAATCCTCGTAAGGCTCCGCTGTGAACAAGTAATGCCCACGCATCCAGTGGCCACGCTTGGCCAGCCAGACATCGCAATCCAGTTCCCGAAGATAGGCGTAACGGATCGGCTGGAAATCATACCCGAAACAATCCCACCTCTGGGCATCCCCGATTGTCCAGTTTTGCTCCTTGCCCACCTCGTCCAAGGCAAGAGCGGACAACGGAGTTCCACGATAGATCGCACCACATTTGAGCATCAGCGTGCAACCCCAAGCCCGATGTGGGACTGACGTGAGCCCAAACCACACCGCCTCCTCCCAGCCCGTGACTTCGCCACGGCTCAAGACGGACTTGTCCACCCAGAGATACTGGTGGTTTGGGATGTCGGCGGCGTGTCTCATTTACTTTTTCTTTTGGCCCTTAGCTTTTTTACCTTTGTTGGCTTTGCATCGCAGGCCGAGCAGAGCAGAGACTCTTCGGTGAAACGCTTTCCACATTTCAGACACTTTCTCCATTTTGGTTCTTTCATTGGGGTTCCTTCCGTAAGGTGCGGTTTTCCATCTTCCAAAAGTCGGGTTGAAGTGAGGCTTGGTTTTCATTTCTTGTAACACTCCGCATCCTGGCTTTCGGCCTCAATCGGACATCCTTCAAGCCATTCTGGGGTGACCGCCATAAGCCTATTAACATCGTCGCAAGTGACGTCTTTGTCCACCTCTAAAATTACTTCGTCGTGGACATGGGCGAGGATGTCAAGCCCCGCATCTTCCAGACGGAGCAAACACTCGCCGAACACATCCCGAGCCGTCGCCTGCACCAAGTTCTCGCAGAGCTTCCCACCCCAGAACGGAAACTTGGGTCCACCCATGTTTACCCCAGCCCTCCAGTCTGGTTTCCCGTGGAGACCCATCTGGCTTGTGATGCCGAAGTATTTCTGAGCCCTTCCAGACGGAAGCTCGATGTGGCAGTCTTCGCCTTGGGACTCCTTGAATGTCCTCTCAAGCTTGTTCCACAAAGCCACGACCTTGTGGTTCTTGCGGCGGTAGCCCTCCACGATTGTCTTGGATTTCTCCTCGTCTAGTTCGAGCCCAGCCATCATCTTTGCGACCAGCACGAATTTCTTGTATCCGCATCCGTAGCCAAGCCCCAACACCTGCGCTTTGGCCAGAGCATACTTGGCTGGATCGCCCTTCTTGAGCGTACCCTTCTTGCCCTTCCATAACCCGGCGGCAACAGCGAATGCCTCGTAGATTCCGTAACCGCTTCGTATGGCCGACAACAAATCCTCGTCTCCACAGAGCCAAGCTAGAACCCTTGGCTCAATCTGTGCCAAATCGGAGATGATAAATTTCTTCCCCGCCCTGGGTACAATGCAGGCCCTGAGATCGACTCCGTGCACATCTCCCTTGGGTAAGTTCTGGAAATTGAATCTCGATTCCCCAGACCAACGACCTGTCTGGGCACCGAAGTACTTTAGCCCGTAAGGCACAGTTCCGTCTGGACGACGACGCTTCCAGAGAAGCTCAAGCTTGGTAAAAAGCATATTGGACTTTCGCCAATCCCGCATCGCTCCCACCCAAGGATACTTGTCCCCGAATTCATCTTCCCATCGAATGCACGCCGGATCGTCTTCGGATGTCGATGGAGGAACAGGAATTCCGGCCTCACGGCAAGCTTTCGCCAGTTCGGTCACTTTAAGCACATCGCCCGTGTGATCGTCGTCCGCCCACGGCAGCTTCTGGTTGGCTTGGATGCGGATCCAATCAAGCTTGTTGAGCCCCTTGTCGACTAGCTCCTTGTCCACATTGAAGCCACGCCACCCCATCTTGATCGTCTGTCTGGACAGCCTTTGTTCCGTCTCTGGCATCCGCCCTAGGAATGTCTTCGCCAGATCAAGGCAGTGTTTCGAGTCGTTGAGCGCATACTGCTCAATCTCGGAAGCCTTGCCCAAAGCCACGACCTCATCCCAGGTCTTGCCCTTCATAAAGGCTCTCGGGTCTTTGTCCACGGAAACGCCCAGCAGTTCCTTTGACGCTCCACCCAAGTTTCTCGGTGCTCCCATAAACACAGACAAGTTTGCCGTGCAGGTGAATTTGGAAGGCTTGGCTTGGGTGATCCCCTTCTCACGGAGAACATCCATCACTGCTCCGTCGAAGGAGTAGTTGTGCGCCACCCAATGCTTCCCGTCGATCTTGTCCCAGGGAGCCTTTTCTGGTCTCCCCACATATTCCATATCTGGTCCAACAATGGACACCAGATACGGGTCAGTCGTCGGATGCCGAAGGTAATGCCATTGCCCCAACTTGTCGATGTTTACATCGGACGAGTAGGTCGTCTCGAAATCAATGGCGTACATTACGGGACGATAATTCGGGAAGGCTCCTCGTCTGTTTTGGTCTCCACCTCCTGGACCAGACCCTCCACAAGGATCTCGGCCTTTCGGTAAAGCTTCTCGGCCACGGCAAGTTCTAGCTCCGTGGCTCCAAAACGATCGACATGCACCTCCAGTTTTAATTTCTTGTTTTCCGTGTCCTCGGAGGCACGGATTCTCACATCAACGCTCATATTTTGTTCTCCTCTAGATTTCCGCTTGTTTGCCACGATCCGATAACTTCCACAGGCTCAGAGATTGATCTCGGGAAGTACGAACCCCTCTCCATTTTGTCCAGACGAGCCTCCAGTTCGGAAACCCGCATAGCCAACTGGTCAATGGTCTGCTCAAGATGCCTCATCGCTCTTTCCTCCGCCTATCGAAGAACCAAGCTCCGAAGCAGCACACGAAGACGATCCCAGTTAGGGTGGACACGACCAAGACAGCCGTGAACAAAAATTTAATCGCCTCGATCATTTCTTCCTCCGTTTCTTCCCGACGAAGACATCCTCCGCCTTTCTAAACGGCCAGACATTGACGTTCTTTAAGTTGAGCTTCGGCATTGCGTAACTCACATAATGCGTCTTGCCCGTATTGGTTGTGTAGCTGGTGGTCGTATAGGTGACCCGATGCTTCCACCAGATCCACAGGTGATGTAGGCAGATGCCCACAATGACACCAAGAATGAACTCCCGCATTTTAGTTTCCTCCTTTTTGTTCCATGTATGTTTTTAGGTTTCTGTTTTCTTGTCGAAGTTTTGCGTTTTCATACTCTAGGTCTGAAAGCATCGTAAGGTGTTCTTGGCACAATCCGACAAGTCCTTCAATTACCCCGTTGGTCTCCACCATTCTTTTTTGGCACACCTCAAGCGTGTCGGTCAGTCCGTTGTAAAACGAACGAAGTCTTTCAAGTTCTCGGTTGATCACAGGATGTTCTCCTTTTGCATATACTCAAAAATCTTTCCGACGGTTCCTTCCCTCGACGAAAAGATCATGGTCTGCACACGATCCGTTTTCGGACAAGAGGTGAAGGCAACGTCACCGAACCAGAGACTGGCAAGTTTGATGAAACACCACAAGAAAATTCCGTCTGCGATTTCCTTCATTTGCGACCCAGCCTTTCGTTTTCCTTGACAATGTCCTCGATTGCCTTCCTAACGGCATATCCGAACAAGGCTTCCGTGTCCTCCTTGATCAGCTTCCGACCGATGTCGGCCACAAGCTTTGCCGTTTTGTCATCCGTTTCCATCACCATCTCGCACATATCCACATCCCGTATCTCTTTTAGGACAATCTGCCCAAGATCCTTCGGGAGCTTGCGGAACTCCTCCGCATCCTTCTTGGGCACGCAGGCGGATACCGATTTCTTGTTGGTTTTCTTCATTGAGTTTTCCCCTTAATTGTTTTGTAAAGGAGGAAGACCGACCGAACCAAAGCCCTCTCCAAGTGGTCGATCGGCTCCTCGTTGTTTGCGTCTGGAGTCTTGCGGTTGCCGTCAATCTGCATCATAGCTTGGCAAATGTGGTTGATGGCTCGGTCGGCGTTGTACCTTCTGGAATCGGTGTGATACCACTGGCCAAACACGCTTTTGTCCGAGCCCTTGCCCATAATTCTGGACACCACTTGCCACGCCAGATCCGCAACTTCTTTGACGGATGGGCAGAAAAGTTCCTCGCTTGTTTCTATGGCCTGGAGGCTTTCGTTTGGGGCCGTCGCAGGATCTCCCTGCGCACCATGAGCGGGAACTTCCATTGTCGTCTTAGCTGGTGATGCTACGGACGAACTCGACGAACTTCTCGTCGTGTTTCGCACCGAGCTTGACCACCGGAACATACCAGGAACCCTGGCTGTTCGTGCGGATGCTGGACGTCAATTCGTAGCTGGCCGTGTCGACCCCGGCTCGCAGAGCCAGCTGGGAATCGGTGAACAGCTTGCGACCAGTCTGCTTGTAGGCGGACTTGGTCAGCAACCACTGAGCCAACGCGTAGAACTCCCCGTTGTACTCAAAGGGGAACAAGGCGTGGTTCTTTTCGGGGGACTTGACCAGAACGATGCAGGTCATCGCCTCGGAGTAGCGATCCACGCCCTCCTCGGCTTCCGGGTCGTTGGCCAGAGCCCCGCCAGCCGCGCGGACATCACGCAGCGTGGAGAAGTTCTTCGGCATCTCGCCCGATCCGTAGGGCAGATCCTGCAGGTAGAACTTCGCCATGCGGGTGATCGTGATCTGGCACGGCTTCTTGCCGTCGCCAATCACAACCTCACGATTGTAGAGGAAGCTTCCTGCGGGGAACGTGTTGGACAGTTCGCCAGTCTTGTTGACCAGATTCAGTTTCGGGATGGTCAGATCACGGCGGGAGAACTCCCCCTGGATCTGTCCGTCCATACCCTGGATCGGCATAGCCACCTCCGAGCTCTCACGGACGGCAAGCGTCGATTCGGATGTCTCCTCGACGGCTTCCTCTTGCGGAGCCGGTTTGGCGGTGGCCACGGGTTTCGTTGCGGGTTTGCTCGCCGGTTTGGCGAATGAGGTTTTCATATTTTATTATTTTTCCTTTATTCTTTGTAAATATCGAATCTCATCCCCACCCTGCAGAACACCTGCCTCGGTGAGTTTGTCTTCGATCTCCTGTTTGAGCTTCTCCTTGGAACCTCTCGGTGCCTTTGAGGAGTACGCCTTCAGAAGTTGTGCCACGGATATTTCGGTCACGGCGGCAAACTCCTCTGGAGTCATCCGATCCTTGACCAGTTCCCAAGTCAGTTGCGAATCGGACACCGTCCGTCGACCCGACCTGGATTTGACCTCGAAGCCGGGGATATCCTCCCCTTCCTCGACGGCATACCGTAAATTTTCCTTGCGAACCTTTTCACACCACGGCTCGAGCACTCTCCGTAGAATCTCCGCCTTCCCACGCAGTTCTGGAGTCGCCAGTTGTGACGGGTTGTAGAGATCGATAAGCTCACCATCCTCCGCCAGAGGGGCAAACTTGCTCGAGATGATGAGGGCTTTTTTGTGCAAGGCCGTACAGGTTGCCTTGGCTCCGCAATAGAGACAAGAGAATTCGCTGGGTCGCAAATCTTCTGGCTTGTGATCCTTGGCTCTTGCGATCACGGCCATCACCCGAAGCTTCATCTTTTCCAGATCAGCGTTGCGGAAGAACCTCGCCTTGCTGACCATATCGAGTCTTGGCTGGGCAAAGACGACATCGACCATCATCACCTTTGGAAACTTCTCCATCACACCGATGGCATACGCCCATCCCTGCAGATTCTTCTCGGCGTCCTCGACGGGATTCCACCCAAACTTGGCGTCACCAATGATGGCACGATCCCCCTTGACCATCACCATATCGGCTGTCCCAAAGGTCAGCCCGTTCATTATGTTGAGCTTAAGCTCCCGTAGAATCGTCATTGGCGAGTTCCTCCTCCAGCTCCTTGAATAGGTTGGACACCATCTCGACGCATCGCACCTGCTCTTCCGTCAGCCCAGAGCAGTCTCCCGTTTCCAGAGCGTGATGCATCAAAGTCCCCTCGGCCGCCGCCACGGATTGCGGTCCGTTGTCCGGCTTCCAGCCAGGACAGGCTTCCCGATACATCAACTGCGACGGGGAGTATTCGTGATGTGCGCTCATTGCGTGAACTTTTCCCTAAGATCCTCGTACATGTCAATGCCTAATTGCAGTTGCTTTTCCCACTGCGGGATTTCCTTGCCGCGGATATCCCCGAAATACTGCTGTGCCAGCAAATAGAAATGTCCGGCAATCTGCGACATTTTTTGATTTAGCCCTTCATTGTTTTTCTTCATATGGTCTCCATATCCCCGTCATTGAGTGTTTCTATGTTTTTCAGCTTTGCTTTGACTCTTCGCATGACGGTTTCTTCGATAGAGTCAGCCGCAAAAATGATTCGTTGTACAGCTTTACTTTTTGCCCCAGCCCGATGAATCCGACCCAAGGCCTGCTTTAGGTCAATAGCCGAATAGGTCGGGCAGATCAAGGAACTTCTCGGTCTTTTTCCGTGGGTATCGTGCAACGAAACCCCCACGCCACCGCTTTGGATTTGGCACAACATTATGTGGTGGGAGTCGTCCTGGAAATCCGCCAGCATCTGCTCCCGCTCCTCGTCCGACTGGTCTCCCCAGATAACGCAAGCGTTTTTGAGTTTTGCCTTGAGGGCTTCGATTGTCCCTCGGAAATTGCAGAAGATCACCACGCTTCGCCCCTCGTCCAACAAGGCTTCCGCCATATCGATGAGGACTGGAACCCGCACAAGCTCCGACTCCTGCCTTGCCCTCAAGATTTCGGTCATAGGGTGAGGTCTGTCCTTTGCCTTGCTGGCGGCAATCTCGGCAAGTTTCTTCTCAAGCTCGTCGTACAATCCCTGCACATCCCCGCAGTCATAAGCTTCGGCAAAGACCTCGTTGTCGGGAAACTTATCCCCCAGATCCTCAATCTTGATTCGGCTGGCTCTATCCCCCATTGCCTTGTGGATTTCAGCCAGCTTTCGCTTACCCCCGAAGTAGGCCAACGCACCCCACGGAGCTTTCTTGACCCCATTGCGGATCGCCCAAGAAAAGAAGTTGCCGTACTCGTGCAAGCCCAGCACATAACCCGTCGAACGCATATCCAACGGGTTTGACGCAAAAGTGGCCGAGAGCATAAGCGTGTTGAATGTCTTGCTCTGGATGAGCATCTTCCCGTTAAGGCTGTTTGCCCCCTTGCACTTGTGGACTTCGTCCCAGATTAAAAGAGTGTCCTTCGGCAACTTGTCCGACCACACCCACATTCCGTTTTTAAAAGCCCCAAATCCAGTCTTCCCCGTCCGCAACTTTTCGTAGTTGTGGATGAAGAGTGGCTTTACTTTTGCGGTCTTCAGCCAGTTCTTCCAGGCTGGTATGACAGCTTTCGGGCAGATTACCCCGACGGGTTGGCCTAGCTGTTTCGCAATCCATACCGCCTTTGCCGTCTTGCCAGTCCCCGTGTCGCTCCAGTCTGCGGCCACACGATGCTGGTTCAGACTTTCCAGCAAGGTCTCGGCAGACGGCTTCTGCCATTCGTATAACTCAACGCTCATTCAGTCTTGTTTCCGTACTCCAGCAAAAGCAAAGCGTCTGCCGTGGCCAGAGTCACATCCAATGACGGGAACAGACTTTGCGCCCTTTGTTTAAGTTTGTTTTTCCACTTGGTCTTGTCGCCCTCGCTTTTGCCAAGGCTCAAATATCCCTGCCATTTTTGTGGCCTTACCAAAACGACCCTTGCGCCGATTGTGGTCAGAACACCCAAGATGAATCCGAAATTTCGTCCAAAAGTGAACATGGCCGATCCCGGCTGTGGTCTTCCGATGTATCCACCCACCTCCTCCACGATCACTGTCGGGTGATCCAGATGATAATAAACCTCTTTTAATTTGTTGGCTATGTCCGTCTCGGTCTGTGGCATTGGTATAGCTCTCGCACCATACGCCATTTTCCAAGCTATTCCCCCCGATTTGCCGGGATCTATCGCCATTAATTCTTTTGTTATCGTCACTAGATGTTTCTCCTTTTGTTTGGGTTGACCCCCACATGTTGCGTTTGGATGTACATACTGGATTAATCTAGGCAAGACAATTCTTCGGTTATGGTTGACTTGTCCCGAATGGCCTTAAGGTTGTCCTATGCCTGTTTATTACCCAGAAAACAACTATCCCTTGCCAGGTGACGAAGAATCAAGATCCTTACATAAGATAAATAGCCTACTCTATAATGGGATTAGTCTTTCGGCCACTAATAGCGGAATCCCAACCGACGCTTTTGGGAGGCTTCGGGCTGGACTTCCGTTTACCCTTTTCGAATCAAGCCACCGCTACCAAGACAATGCGTTGTGGAATACCTCTACCGCTACGGGTGGTTCGACGAGCTTCAACGCAAACCAAGGCTTAGTCGACCTCGCCGTTTCGTCATCCTCCGGATCAAAAGTCCTTCGTGAAACAACCAAAGTCTTCTCCTACCAACCTGGGAAATCCCTTTTAGTTCTCAACACTTTTGTCCTTGCCCCAGCAAAAACCAATTTGCGACAACGTGTAGGTTACTTTGGCACAGACAACGGAATCTTTTTGGAACTAAATGGGACAACCTTAAGTTTTGTCGAACGTAGTTTGGCCACAGGCACGACAACCACCGTCAACAAATCCGACTGGAATGGCGACAAACTCGACGGTCTTGGTGCTTCTGGTTTCACCCTCGACATCACAAAAGCCCAGATTATGTGGATGGATATCGAATGGCTTGGACTCGGGACCGTAAGGGTTGGGTTTGTAATCAATGGTCAGTTTATTACTTGTCATTCTTTTCACCACGCCAATCTAATTACTTCTACTTACATCACTACAGCTAGTCTTCCTCTTCGCCTTGAGATTGAGAATACAGGGGCTACCTCAGGTTCAAGTACTATGAAACAGGTTTGCTCGACTGTTATCTCAGAGGGTGGATATCAACTATACGGGGCTCAAAAGGCTGCAGGTACCGTTATTACAGTTCCATATAACATGTCCGTCGCTGGGACATATTACCCTATTGTGTCTATTCGCTTAAAATCTACTCGGTTAGACGCCATCGTCATTCTTACTGCTCTTTCTGTTTTACCCGCTTCTACTGGGAACTATAATTGGAGAGTATTGGCTGGCACTACAACTGCTGGTGGTTCTTGGACAGACCCAGGATCTGACAGTGCTGTGGAATATAAAATAAACGGAACAGGTGTGTCTGGCGGGCGTATTCTCGCTAGCGGATTCATCAGCCAATCTAACCAGTCTAACCCGGCTCTCGATATCTTAAAGGAAGCCCTTTTCCGTTTCCAATTAGAGCGAGATACCTTTACTTCTACAGCCTATGAGATAACTATCGCGGTTGCGGCTCAAACCATTGGCGGGGGTGGCTCAAACATATTTGGGTCGATGGATTGGGAAGAAATCAGCCGCTAACTAAATCTTGCCCCAAGCTAATCGTTTTGTTACAGTCTTTGCTCCATCGTGAGCCAAGGATTTGAGAGATATGGCCGAGTATGGCCAGCCGGGACAACCGATGTCACAATTGAACTTGTGGCCTTTCGTGACAACTATGGCCCAGAGCGTGGTGGCTTTGGCAAGTACGGCCATTTTAGGAGGGTGATCGAATTGCTTTGGCCATACGACAAGAAGAACAAGAACGGATTCCAATGGAATCCTTGGGCAGAGAAGATTTTTGAGGAAGCCTGCAAGTGGAATTACCTAGGCATTTCTGGCCCAAAGTCCTCCAGCAAGACCCACTGCATCGGGTTATGGGGATTGGTGAATTGGTTGTGCGATCCGTTTAACACTCTTGTGCTGGTCACCACGACATCCGTTCGTGAAGCCAGAAAACGTATGTGGGGAGTCATCCGTGAGCGTCATTTACAGATTCCGGGACTCCCAGGTCGCATCGTCGACTCGATGGGGAAACTGATTTTGGACGAGGCTGGCAGTGATCGCTCGTCCATCACCCTTATCCCGTCCGCCAAGGACAAGGAGAAGGAAGCCACTGAAAAGCTGATCGGGCTCAAGAACAAGCGGGTGTTTCTTTTGGTCGACGAGGCTACGGACGTTTCCCCCGCAATCTTTGAGGCGATCCACAACCTGGACTCCAACCCATTCTTTCAGTGCATCGCCCTTGGGAACTTTGCTTCGTCCTACGATCCGTTCGGCCAGTTCATCACGCCCAAGAACACCTGGAACAGCGTCAATGCCGAGTTGGACGGGTGGGAAACTTCCCGTGGATATTGCATCCATCTCGACGGAGAGAAGACACCCAATCTGGACGCCGACGACCAATGGCCGTTCCTTTTGACATCCCGCCAGCTTCGTGAGGCCAAGGAGTATCAGGGAGAAAATTCGCTCTCTTACTGGCGATTTATCCGATCTTTTCCCGCTCCCGTTGGTGCCGAACAAAACATCTACTCGGAAGCCGATATCCGAAAGTTCGATGGAGAAGCCCTACCTCTTTGGCAAACCCAACCGATCAAGGTGGCCGGATTTGATCCTGCCTTCACCAACGGAGGAGACCGCTCCGTCCTCTATGTCGGGGCATTTGGTAGGAGCAGTCTTGATCTCCCGACTGTCTCCTTCAACAAGGCTTATGTGATCCGTGAGGATGCCACCAAAGCCAACGAGCCTCGGAACTTCCAAATTGCCAGACAGGTTCGGGAGATCTGCGAGAAGGAGGGAGTCCGTCCAGAACATCTGGCAGTTGACGCCACGGGTGCAGGCGATCCGTTCTGCGACATCTTGAGCGAGACCTGGAGTTCTAAAGTGCTTCGGGTCAAGTTTGGAGAAAAGCCAACCGAACTCCCCATCAGCGTGATGTCACCCGTCAAAGCCAACGAGAAGTTTGCCAATAGGGTCACGGAGCTTTGGTATGTCGGGGTGGAATATCTGCGTGGAAACCAGATCCGTGGCATTACCCCAGAACTGGCTCGTGAGTTGTGCGCTAGGAAGTACAGCACCCTTTCTGGAGGTCGTCTGGTGGTGGAGCCCAAGCGGGATATGAAGTCCAGAATGGGCAAATCGCCCGACTTGGCAGATGCCGCCCTCCTATTGCTTGATCTCTGCCGTCAGAGGCTGGGAGCCGTGGCTGGCGGAAGAAGGGCTGGCGAGCGTGGCAAGGATTGGCTCAAGATGGCGAGGAAGCTGGATGTCAGTTCCTTGGACGACCGACAAGTCCTAGGTGTCTCTTGACTAACAATATTCGGTGTTAGAGTAAGGGACACGTGTCAATCGAACTCGAATCACTTTCAGAGTCCGGCAAACCGCCACGGACAAGGATCAAAGATGTAAAGTCGGCTCACGCCATTTACATGGCAATGCGTCAATCTGACGACGCTTCCTCCATTGACCGCCAGAAAGTCCAGTCAATGCTCGATGGCGAGCCACCCTACTCCTCACAGCAACTCAAAGCCCTCGGTCAAGGATATCGGGCTAACCTTAACTTCGGAGAGGCGGCCGCAGCTCTCGAGACCTCGCTTTCCGCCTACTCCGATCTGGTCAATTCCGTTGACAAACTAGCCACAGTCAAAACCTCCTTTGGCGATGCCTCGCAAAGGGTGGAGTGGGAAAATATCATTGCCGAGGAGTTTCACCGCACGATCACTGATTGGGACGAGTTCTTCTACAAACAGCAGATGCTTGCCCACCAGTTTGTGGCCTACGGCGTGGGCTTGTCCTTCTTTGAGGATAACCGCAACTGGCAGTGGAATGTATGCGGTATGCGGGATTTTAAAGTTCCCCGTGGCACACCCGCTTCCGACACGAAGTTTGAAGTGATGACAATTGAGCGGAATTTCCTGGTAGGCGAGCTTTTCAAGTACATCGAGAACCCCAAGATCGCCGCCGAGCTTGGCTGGAATGTGGAGGTCACCCGCAAGGCCATTATGCTTTCCACCGAGATCGCCCGAGCCACCGATCGGGATTGGGAGCGTCTGCAGGAAGAGTTAAAGAACAACGACCTTATTTACTCCCACGCCCGTAGCAAAGTCGTTCGTTGCGTTCACTACTTTGTCCAGGAGTTTGACGGCTCCATCTCCCATTACATCGGGACTCGTGCTGGTGACGAGACAGACTTCCTATTTAAAAAGCCCAGCCGCTTCAAACACGCCAACGAGGCCTTCACCTTGTTCAGCTATGGGATCGGAACCAACGGCACACTCCACTCCATTCGTGGTCTTGGTTACAAACTCTTTCCGTTTATCCAGCTTTCCAACCGCCTCCGTAACGCCGTTGTCGACGGGGCGATGCTTTCCTCCGCCTTGATGATCCAGCCAGGAACTGGAGAGGATGTCAGCAATCTGACCTTGATGTACAACGGTCCGCTTTCCATTCTGCCTCCTGGCATCAATGTGGTTGATCGTGCCGTACCCAATCTTGCTGGCAATGTTCTCCCGATTGTCCGTGACTTGGAGATGGTTCGCCAGAACAACACCGGCACTTATAACCAGCGTCAGTTGATGCCCGAAGGTGACGCCAGAACCGCCACCGAAGTCCAAGCCCAACTTGCCCAGCAGTCCATCCTCGGGACGCAGGCGATGAATCTTTACTATACTCCTTGGCAGAAACTATTGGCCGAGCAGTTTCGCCGTTTGGCTAACGTCAACTACCGAGCCGACGAACCTGGTGGCAAAGCCGCCGTCGATTTCAAGAAGCGTGTGATGGCTCGTGGCGTTCCGTGGGACGCCGTCCAGAAAGTGTATCGGGTCAACGCAGTTCGAGCCATTGGTGCTGGAAGTGCCGGTGCCCGAATGCTCGCCTTCAACGAATTTCTCCAGATTCTCCCCCGCTTCGACGAAGTCGGACAGCGTAATCTTATCCGTGATCGTGTGGCCGCTCGTGTCGGTTACGACCAGGTCGACCGCTACCTCCCGAAGGCCGAGATTGAGCGTGTTCCAGTCGACGCCAAGATCGCCGAGCTCGAGAACAATGCGATGCAAAGTGGCCGTGGAGTTAGCGTCAATCCCGGCGAGAACCATGCTGTTCACGCTCGCATCCACCTCGAAGACGCTGGTCGGTTCCTGCAGGCTCTGCAACAGAACCAAGTCGAGCCTCGGGTTGCCCTCGCCTACCTCCAGTTGCAGTACCCCCATTCGATGGCGCATGTCGAAGCCCTTGCTTCCGACCCGACTCGGAAACAGGAAGTGGCCGCCGCTATGCAAGTTCTCAATCTTGTGCGGGAAGCCGTGGAGAATATTGGAAAACAGATGGCCGCCGAAGCCCAGCGCAACCCCCAGACCGCAGGTATGGATCTCGACCCTAAGACCGCCTCCAAATTGCGGGAAGCCCAAGTCAATTCCCAGATCAGACTCCAGCAAGCTCAACTCGACCAACAGCTTCGAGCCGCCGAAGCCGAGCAAAAGATGGCTATTCGGGACGCCGAAGCCGCCCAAAAAATAACGCAAAAAAGACTTGCTTAGTTGACGCTGACTCAATAAAGTCTGCGGTCATATGAAAATAACTGATTGGGCAAGGCGGGAAGATCTTCAACTAGAATGGAAACAACTTTGGGAAACCAACCAAGCTTTAAAAGCCGGGTTTGCCGTGTTGCGCGACATTGCGTGGCCGACTCAAATGCAAGTCCCGACTGGCACAGATGCCGTGCAGTTTAACGCCTTGATGAACGCACGTCGTGAAGGGTACTTTGACGCTCTGCGAAACATTGAGGCTCTAAAGGAAATCAAACGTCAAAATCAACCGCTTCCCGAACCTTGGTCGGACGCAAAGAAAGAGGACTAATTTATGTCAACAGCAACAACCGAGACGACCACAACCCCCGCAACGAAACCCTCCGCTGGCGTCAGCCTTTCTGAGGCTCTTGATGCCGCACTCGGCACATCGGCTCCCGTCGATGTTGCTCCGCCGAAAACCGCACCGCAGGAGGTTGCCACTCCGAAAGCACCAGAGCCTACGTCCACGACACCCAAAGCTACAGAAGCTCCCGCCAAAGAGACGACCGCAACTCCTTCTTTTATTCTTAACGAGCTCGGTAAAATCGGTGTAGATGACAAGGCTTTTTCGGAAAAGCCTGCCGAAGCCAAAACGGAAGAGCCTATTGAGGCTCTCCCAGAAGGCACAGCACCCGCCGCTCAGACCGCCTTTGCCAAGCTCACCAAGGAGTTGCGTGACGCCAAAGCCAAACTGAAAGAGTTTGAGACTAAGGTCGCTACCCGAACCGAGGCTGTTTCGGAAAAAGGTGGCGATGTACAGACCGACGCCCAACTCAAGGAACTCCAGACCAAGCTCGAGCAGTTCCAGAAAGAGCGGGAAGAACTGGAAGGCGAACTTCGCGTTGGCCGCATTGAAGCCACCAGCGAATACAAGGTCAATATTGCCGAGCCTACCAAGGCCGCAGTCCAGACCATCTCCGACATCGCCAAGGTCTACGATGTCCGCCCGTCCACGATTCTGGAAGCAGTCAACGAGACAGACGGAGCCAAACGCCGAGTTCTCCTCAAGGAGTTGACTGGTGAAATGGACGCCGCCGATGCTTTGGCTGTTCGGATGAAGGTCGACGAGTTGATTCAGATCAACTCCAAGCGAGACGAAATGGTCAAGGAAAGCAAGGCGACCCTCGAAGCCTTGACCAAGGCCGAAGAGGAAGAAGAGCGTGTGGAACGAGCCAAATACGATGCCGATGCCAAGAAGGCTTTCGGCGAAGTCTGGGAAAGTTTCCAATCCGAACTTCCGTTGCTCAAGAAGATTGATGGCAACGATCAGTGGAACCAGACTATCGATCAGCTTCGCTCGCAGGCTGAGAGACTTGATGCCGAGCCGCTCGACCATCGTCAGCGTGCGGCTTTGACTTACCAAGCCGTCACCCTCCCCTTGGTTGTCCAAGTATTCAAGGACTATGTCTCCAAGACGAACCAAGAGATGGTTAGCCTAAAGAGTAGCTTGGCCGAATACCGCAAGGCAACCCCTGGAACTGGTGCTGGTCAAGTTGTGGACAAGAACGACGCCGACCCTGGCTTAAGCTTCTTGGACGCAATCTCCAGAGTCTGATAGGAAAAGATGCCATCCTTCTTCCCAGAAGGTGACGCACCTCTCCCTCAAGACAGGGAGCCGAGGTCTTTACAGAAGATTAATAGTCTTCTGCAATCCATCGATGCAAAGACTGGTGGCTCCTCTGGTGGTGGTTTGACGGATGCGGAGCTTCGAGCGACGCCAGTCCCAGCCAGCGTGTCTGGCTCGGTTAGCGTCGGAAACATTGCTGGTTGGAACATCCCCACCCACGACTACCGAGCCCTTGGTTACACCAGTGGGAATCTGACGTCCGTGACCTACAAGACTGGAGGGGCAGGTGGAACCACGGTCGCCACGCTGACGCTCGGGTACGACGGAAGCGGAAACCTCACCAGCCTGACGAAGACCTGATATGGCGAACATCCTTGCCGCGGCTAACGGCAATTGGAGCAGCACAGCCACTTGGATTGGCGGTGTTGTCCCCACGGCGGTAGACAATGCCTACGCAAACAATAGGACTGTTACTATTGATGTGAACGCAACCGTCACCAAACTCAGCACGCAGGCTGAAAACGGAGCGACGGCCGGCGGAAGTTTTACTTTTGCCTGCGCTTTGACCCCCATTACGGTAACGGCTACGACAATCGCAGCAGGAACAACGAGCTGCTTAACGATAACAAGTAGCGGGTTATCCGGAAGATCTGCAATTGTTTACGCCACTGATGTATACGCTTCCAGTGCCAACGTTTCAGTATACGGAATACAGGCGGGTCCGTCGGTAGGTGAAACCTTTTATTTTTATGGTGGTAATTTAAGAGGTCTTACAGGTTTTAATTCATCGGGTCTTCAAGTAAACGGAAACGGAACATTTATAATAAACGCAAACTGTTACGCTTCTGCAACAACTCAGTCTCATGGACTTACTTTAACGAATAATACTTCTCCAATAGTACAAGTAACTGGAAATATTTACGGTGGGACTACATCTTCAGGAGGTATTGTATTAAACAGTATCACAACCCCAACGTTTACCATAACTGGTGATGTATATGGAGGGAATAATCAAAACGGAGCAGGTCTTGCTCTTACGAACAACAATTCAGTTACCTTGATCGGTAACGCTTATGGTGGAACTACTGGGAGTTTGGCTTATGGTATTACCCACTCTGGAACTGGCGTTTTGACAATTGTTGGCACATGTGAAGCAGGAACATCAACAGGTGCAGCTGGTTTGTTTATGAGTGGAGGCGGTACAGCAAACGTAAAACGAGCCAAAGGTAACGGGTATGGTGTTGGGTCTACTGGGATTGCGGCCGCCAACGGGATTTTAGTTGGGAATCAGGCCGCTATTGTCAATGTTGAAGAGCTTGAATTTGGGTCTAGGGGGATGTCCCCCGTTAGCGGTAACATTCGGCTTACACCACTTTCCACAAATGTCTGCGTTGTGGCCTTAACGTCAAGCTCTACCAAGACACTTGTCGATGCATCTTCTTCGCTTGGCTTCCCGGCTACCTCAAACGTTCGTTCTGGCATTTCGTACAATGCTGGAAGTTTTGTCGGCACTTGCGCTGTCCCGACCCCTTCTTCCGTTGTTAGCGGAGTGGCTGTAGATGCTACCGTAGGCACGGCAAGTTTATCTCCAGCTAGCGTGTGGGGTTACCCAATAGGTTCTGTTTCAAGTGGCTCGGTTGGGGAAAAACTTAAGAAAACCGCAATTCCCGCTGATATCATTGCCCTAGGATAATTTATGGCCACACGATATGCAGTAGCCACTGGAAACTGGTCGAACACCGCCACCTGGGATGGCGGGACACTTCCGACTACCGCCGATGATGTTCACGCCAATAATAGAACAGTCACGATTGACCAGAATGTTACGGTTTTGAGTCTTAGGACAACTGCTGGAGGCGCAGCTGTTGCGGGAGGTGGATTTTCAATTCCTAATGGTAGTTCTTATAATGTGACCGCAACAAACGGCTTTATCGCTGGAAGTAATTCTGTATTAACTATTACTGGTACAGGAACTAGAGTAATTACTGGGAATGCAACTGGTAGCGCAACAACTGCAACTGTTAACACCATTTATGTTACGCATTCTTCCGGGAATATTCCGAATGTCACTATAAATGGTAATTTACTTGGTGGGGGTCAAAGCAATTCTGTTGCGCTCTATATTTGGGGGGGTTATGTAACTGTAAACGGAAGCGTAACTGGTGGGGCAGCAAGCACAAATACTCACGGTATTAATATTTTTAATGGTGACAACCAACCAACTCAACTAACAGTAAATACTGGTCCAATTACAGGAGGATCTTCAAGTTCTGGTTCTTGCACTGGTATCAATGTTGGGTATTCCCCTACCGGATCTGCCTTAACCAATTCTTTTATAAATATTAATTGCAATATTGTAGGTGGAACCGTAGGTAATAATAATCACGCCTATAACTCAAGTTCTACAATTCCGCTAACTGTGGTAGGAAATATTACAAGTGGCACTACCTCAAGTGGTATTAACTCCACGACAGTAAATGTTGCGGGTTCGTCTGTAAGTATTACGGGTACTTGTACAGCTGGGTTAGTTACAGCGGTTCAAGTTTCCGCATTTTCGGTAACCATACTTGGAGATATGGTAGGTGGGGCGGGAACAAATACGGGCGGATTACTCTATGGTGGAATTGGGACATGCACAGTCACTGGAACAATTTATGGAAGCACATCAAACATAAATGGTCGAGGAATCTACGCTGGCTTCAATACTCCAGGACATCTTATAGTTAACGGAGATGTCTACGCAAGAAATGGCGTAGGGATTTCAAATACCGGAAATGGTCAAATCACTGTTAATGGTAATATATATGGCGGTACAGCTACAAACGCAAATGGGATGAACCCTAGCGCAACCAATCTTATAACTGTCAATGGGAACGTACTTGGCGGAAGTGGGAGTGGTGCATGCGGTATATTTACTTCATCTACTCCAACTATTATCGTAAACGGAAATGTTACCGGCGGGACAAATATTAATGCTATAGGGGTTAGACAAGCTTCTAGTGGTATTGTAACAATAAATGGCACTGTTACCGCAGGAACAGGCTCGAACGCTCAGGGAGCCGCGAATATAGGTACAGGTACAATTACCGCCAAAAGGGCAAAGGGAAATGACTACGGAGCCGGATCTGTTGGGATACAGCAAGCTTATGCTTTAACTTCAGAGGCTCAAGGCTCTGTGACCTATGTAGAAGAAATAGAAATGGGTTCTCGTGGAGCATTTCCACTTTTTAACCATGTGTTATTCACCAATGTAAACACAAATTCTGCGTCTTTTTACACCACCGGTTTGGCTTCAGTAAAAACCCTAGTTGATCCAAATGCCACTGGCTTGATGCCTTCAGCCTCAAATGTTCGACTCGGAACTACCTACGCCTCGGGTAACTTTACAGGCACAATGGCCGTCCCAGCCGCAAGCTCCGTGGCCGCAGGCGTGGCGGTCGACAACACCGTCGGTACCGCCGTCCTGACCCAGGCCAACGTCTGGAATTACGCCCTTTCCTCGGCTTCCAGCACTCCAGGTTCAGTTGGCGAGAAACTCAAAAAAACCGCTATACCAGCCGACATTATTGCCCTAGGGTAGTCCGATGCTTTTGGTCTTACCCACCAGCCATCTGGACGCACCAGCCGCGCAACGCTTGCTGGACTGGATCGAGGAGATCAAGACACCCACGGAGAAACATGAGCTTATCATTGCCGCATCCAAAAGGGTCGACACATCGGCCTTCAAAAGCCCGTTCACAAAAACAAGTTTCTTTGTCCCCCACGACGAGGATGAACGTGGCTGGCCTCAGAGCCCGAACCACCTTTTTAAAAGACTTTGCCAGCATATTACTTGGGACATCAAACGCCCATTCCTCTGGTTTGAGGCAGATTGTGTCCCTATCGTCCCCTCCTGGATCGATCAGATTGAGGCTGAGTACAATTCGTGTGGTAAGCCCTTTATGGGCGCAAGAGTAGTAGCCGATAATGTTCCACTTCATATGAGTGGAAATGCAGTTTACCCAGCCGATGTTCTCCACCAAGCCCAATATGTTTGCAAGTTGGATCGCATCGCTTGGGACGTTGCTTGCGCTGACGATATCGTCAACAACGCACACTGGACTGAACTCATCCAGCATATCTGGAGCCAAAAGCGTGATTTCGACTTCCCCGACAAAAAAAGCTTAACCGATATCCTCAAGCCTAAAACTGTTTTGTTCCATCAATGTAAAAATAGCTCATTTATTGATCGATTGAGGGAACTTAAGGTGTGAAAGTCTTTTCGTTTTTCTCCCAATCCCACAAACCAATATTCCTAGAGTTTTTCAAGCCTTCTTTTTTCAAAGCAGACCCAAAGAATTTATTGTCATTAAATTTTGCCGAGTTGCCTCAAAGGACAGAAGCTGGCGAATATTTTTCTGAAGGGTGGTCTTACGCTATGCTCGATAAAGTTAGGCTGATCCTAAAAATCATAAGAAGTAATTTTGGTAGTTTTGTGGTTCTTTCTGACGCCGATGTCCAGTTTTTTGAAGGTTTTGCAGAGGACATTTTGAGCCATAGGCGAGATGGAGTTGATATTTTGTTCCAGGACGATGCCCCAAAACCAGAACATAAAAACCGCATGTGCACAGGATTTGTCTTGGTTAAGTGCAATTCGACATCGGAAGGCTTTTACGAAAAAATTCTGGATCTTCTACCGAAGTACCAGGATGAACAACTTGCGGCAAACACCATAGCCGATACGATTTCCTTCGATTTCCTCCCAAACGAAAAGTATTATACAATTTCGTCAGCGACCAACAACCAAATCTGGGAAGGGCAAGAGGATCTTGAAATACCTAAAAGCATACTTATGCATCACGCCAATTGGGTTAAAGGTATCGGGAATAAAGTTAAACTTTTAAATTTTGTCAAAAAGAAGATGTTGGCCTAAACAAACCTATCGACTACACTCGCAACTTGTGAAACTTCTCCCAAATAACCTTGCGGTGATTGAAGGTGACACCCACATATCAAAGTGGGTGGAGGAGTCTGGCAAGCTAGCACACGACGAGTATTCGTTGGGGATTATATTACCCAACATTAACGAAGGTGATTTTGTTGTCGACGCCGGTGCTTTTATTGGCGATCACACAATCGCCTATCTCGAGAAAGTCGGAGTATCTGGAGCCGTATACGCTTTTGAGCCAAACCCGAAAGCTTTTGAATGTCTCGCTCACAATTGCCCAAGAGCCGTAAATATGCCGTATGGGTTAAGCGATAAGCGTGGCGAATACTATTACGCTAAATCTGAAAACGCCGGTGCTGGGCATTTTAGCGGGATTGGCACAGAAAAAGTCATAGTTATTGACCTTGATTCCCTAGCATTGAAAAAACTTAACTTTTTTAAACTGGATGTCGAAGGTCACGAAATTTCTGCTTTGCGCGGAGCCAGACAAACAATTGAGGCTTATCGGCCTATGCTTTGGGTTGAGTGCAACAGCAACGCCCTTTACCGCCAGGGTGAAAGCCTAGAAGGCCTTTTGGAGTATATATCTGACGAGTTAAAATATGATATGGAGCCACACCCAGAACCAAATCGGTTCCAGTACGATATCTTATGTCGGCCTCGGTAGACCTTTTCATTAGAAGCTATCGTGGGGATTTTGAGTGGCTGGCTCACTGCCTAAAGTCATGCGAACTGTTTGCCCGAGGTTTTAGAGATATCCACATTGTTGTCCCAGAAGGTGATGGACATCTCCTTAAACACCTAACCAAGGAAAAGGTGCACGAATGCCCCAAATACCCCGACGATTACCTTGGACAACAGGTCACAAAACTTTTGGCCGACACCTACACAGACTCCGACTATGTCTGTCATTTTGATTCCGATACAATTTGGACAAAACCGATCTCCCCAGAGCTCTTAATTACAGAAGGAAGACCCATAGCTTTTTATGAACCATATTCAAAACTCGAAGGTTGCCATTGGCAACCTATTGTTGCAGAAACACTTGGATGGATTCCCCAGTTTGAGTTTATGCGTAGGCACCCTTTTGTGTACCCTAGGTGGATATACAACGAGCTTAGAGCCTATCTTGAAGCTAGGCATAGAACGCCTCTAGCCAATTATGTAACCTCCCGTCCGCACAAAAGCTTTTCGGAGTTTAATGTTTTGGGTGCTTTTGCCTGGGAAAAGTTTAGGTCTAAGTTTGAGTGGAAAGACCCGCACCAAGAAGAGGTCTATGTTCGGCAATTTTGGTCGTGGGGAGGAATTCACGAATGCTTACCAGAAATCGAAAAAATATTAAACACACCCACTTGACAGATTCTATAGGGTGTTATTTTTAGAGTTGCTAGGTTGAATAAGCACGGGCGTAAGTGCAGGCCGCCGCTGCATAGCTGAAAACAACTGATGCGTCGGGCAACAAAAACTCTCGGGATGCCGCCGGGGAAAACTGATGGGATGCCAACAACATAGTGTTGCTGGGTTTACATTCCATTAACCCTTAGTGAAAGGTAACTACTACAATGGCTACTACGTATGACGTCGAGCAGCTGTTGATCAAAGAGAGCGGTCGTATTGGTCCCGACATCTATCGTCGGACTGTCGACACCTCTCCTTGGCTCAAGCTCGTAAAACAAGATGCGTGGCCGGATGAGATGGGTGATTCCGTTTCCGTCCTGGTCTACGAACGTTCGCTCCCCTATAAGAGCGACGGAACCCCCAAGGTCTCTTGGGCTAACCTATCCTCGAATCCTGCCTACCCCACGGGTAGCGTCGGTGGCGGCTCTTGCGCCCCTTCCGCCGAAACGATCGAGTTCGGTCAGACCCTTCGGACCTATAACCTCCAGCAAACCGCGCTCAATAGCCCGGACATCTGCTTGAACGATCTGCGCTTCCCGCTGAAACGGAAAGAGCAGCTCGCCAACATCATGGCGATCCTCACCGACGCCACGAGCGAAGTCTGGAAAGAGCGTTATCGTGATGAGTACGTCCGCCTGTCGGATCACAAGGTCATCGCCCGTCCCAACCTCGAAGAGGTCAGCACGGGTGCGTTCCTTGGCACCGGTGCGGCTGGCAACTCCCCCACCAGCAAGCTGACCCAGGGCATCCTGGATCGTATCTACATGAAGTTGATCCGCGACGGCGCAGGCAACAACGTGTACGATCGTTCCAACGGGGCTCCGGTGTTCCTTGCGATCATGTCTTCGGAAGCTTCCGACGACTTGATCCGTTCCAATGCGGATATCCGTCAGGACTTCCGCTGGAGCGATCGGGTTAACGAATTGCTCGCCCCTCTGGGCGTCAATCGGACCTATCGTGGGTTCCACCACCTCGTCGACCCCTATGCCCCTCGCTGGGACAAGGTTGCTGGCTCCTATGTGCGCCGGTATCCGTTCATCCGCAGTGCGGCTGGCACGCAGGGATACAAATATGACATCAACCCCGCCTACGAAACGGCTGAGTTCGAGGACACGATCATCTTCCATCAGGATGTGTTCACCTCCTTGATCCCGAAGCCGATCAGTGGCACGGGTGCGATGAACTTTGACCCTCACAGTTTCCGTGGGGACTTCACTTGGCGCAATATTCCGGATCGTGATAACAATCCGGACGGTGCCATTGGGTTCTTCCGCGCTAACTTTGGCAGCGGTTCCAAGCCGGTGTTCCCGCAGTACGGATATGTGATCCGTCACTCGCGTTGCAACAACGACTTGAACCTTGTCGGTTGCTACTCGTAATTGATTGAGTAAGTCGTGCCTCCCAGGGGTTCTATCCCCCTGGGAGGTGCTTCCATTCAAACAATGAACACACCAGAAGCTGTATTAATTGCGATGCGGGAACCTCCCGCAGTGGCAAAGACGGACAAAGTCGCCCAGATTGAGCCGGAGACTGCTCCGACCCAAGACGGCGAAGTTGTGTTTCCGATCCCCGCAGGCTTTGTTCCTCCCGCCGATGTCCAACCCAACGAACCCTTCGAGGCCGTTGCGAAATTCCGCTACGCCAAGGGTAAGATGGTGCTGGAGTCAATCGAAGGGACGGAAGTCCGAGCCAAGGTATCCCCCAAGACAGAAGAGATGGAGGAGGAAGAAGACGAAGAGACATCCTTTGTTGAAGCTGTCGAAGAGGGGGCTGATGAGGGGATGGCTTGATCTGACCGCAGCAATCGTCGAACAGGCGGTTGCCGATCTAGATCTAGCCATCTCTCCTTGTCGGGCCAAACGCAAGCCCGATTGGGCTTTTACTCCCGAGCATTTTCGGGAGTTTTTCGATACAGCCGAAGACCTGTTTAGGGTCTGTGGTTTCCGTTTGAATCCAGAAGCCGTGCGCGATAGACTTAATCGTAAGCTTAAACAACTGGACGAATTGTATGCCAAGGAAGGAAGTATCAGAGATAGTGGCAAGGCTAGCGGGTCTGGACGCAAAGCTTGATGCTTTGACGGATCTGCTGAAACGCCACGACGGACATCTTGTCGGTCACGACGAGAGGCTTCGTCATCTCGAAAAACAAATGAATGTTGCCTTCGGCTGGGCCGGGGCAGTAGGCTTTGTTGTCTCTGTGGCTTGGAGTTGGATTTGGGGTAAACTTCACGGGAATTAGCTTGTCTTTTCGAAAATCCGTGAAATCATCTGGCATGGGCATTTTACTATTGCCGCTATGCCTTTTTCTAGTTTCCTGTTCCACAACCTCTTACAAGGGGTCTCCCGACTTTTCTGTTGCTGAGACAAGGCTCGACCTAGCCAAACAATCCGCAAGCCCAGAGGTTCGCAAGCACATTGAAGAAGCCCAGAAACAACTTAAGTCTGCAAAAGACCTATGTCTCACTAATTCTCAACAGCTGGAAGAAGCAGTTCGTGAACGCAACGAAGCCCTCGCCAAGGCCGAGTACTGGAAAGAAAAGCAACGCAAAGCCTTGAAGGAACTTTGGTTTTGGCGTGGTGCTTTGATTGTGGCGGTGCTTTTTGCCGCCCGTGGTCCGATTCTTTGGCTGGTGCGTAAGTTTGTGGGGATCCCCTGGTGATCCGCTGGCTTAGATCCAACTTGCAGGGTCTTGCGGCTCTGCTTGTCGCTATCATCATTTTCTTTCTTCTCGGCCCAATCTTGCAGGGTTTCGACACCACGGCTGGTACGGTTGACCTAGGGAGCCTCCATGTTCTTGCATTTGGGGCTGTTCGGTTTCTTTTCTGCACATTCCTAGCTTGGAGCGTGCTCCAGTTGGATTGGAAGATTCTTGATCGGTATGTTGACAAGGGCGTTCTCAAGGATGACTGGAAGGAAGCTTGCGCTGGAACAAGGCTGAAGATCTTTGTTTTGGTTTTTGGGATCCTCTTGATCTCCGCAATCCTTTCATGCAAATAGTTTATGTTGCGCTTTTTCTTGCGTTTCTTTCCGACTGTCTGGCTGGCCCAGGAGTTGAAAAGGAGAGGCTTCTCATCGTCGAACAGGCCCGTAAATCTATCGGGATTCGAGAGGCAAGTGGACGCAACGACGGGCCCGTGGTGGACGAGATCCTCGCATCCGTAAACCTTGCTGGAACGAAAGCCCCCTGGTGTGCAGCCTTCATTGTCTGGGTCGGTGACAAAGCCTTCGGATCGACCATCTTTAACCCTTACCCGAGATCTGGCTGGTCTCCAGTTTTCCTGGCAAAGCCGACTTGGGATCGCCAGCGGAGAGGCACACCTCTCAAACCAGCCGATGTTTTTGGGATTTGGTTTAACTCTATGGGTCGTGTTGCTCATGTCGGTTTGGTTGAGAAAAACGAGGGTGACTGGCTTGTGACCATCGAGGGGAACACCAATGGTGGCGGGAGCCGTGACGGAGATGGCGTTTACCGCCGTCGCCGATTGGCTGTCAATGTTCTCGGGAAGGACTGGCTGTGAGCCAGCACATCGGAGCAGTTGGTGTCGCCAAGGTTACTTCCATTCTTTTGGAGAATGGGTTTTTGGTTAGCCACCCAATTTACGACAACGGCTACGATCTGATCACGGATCATCGTGGGATCTTGAAGCGTGTACAGGTCAAGACAACCAATGGGATTGAGGGGCCACGCAGAACAAAGCTTAAATTCTTCGCTCTTCGTGGTACTGGTTTTAACCAGAATAGCCCGAAGAAGCCATACGGAAAAGGCGTTGTCGATGCCTTTGTTTTCTACCACACAAAGCTAAACGCCGTTTTTGTTGTCCCCGCAGAAAAGCTACCCCGCACTATGTCGGTCTATTTCGCCCCCAACTGCGAGTGGCGGGACAACTGGGATGTCTTGCGTACCCAGAAAAAAGGATAAACTTAAGCCGTGATCAGCGACGCAACATTACTCGTGGACGGCCAAGTTGACTGGTCTGGTGGTATGGACTCCAACTTAAGCCCACAGCTTATCGCACCCAATAGCGTTGCCAGAGCCGTCAACGTGACTTTTAGGGGTGGCAAGCCCACCAACCGCCCAGGCTTCTCACAGCTTGCCCTATCTGACGGTGTTGGCTCTGGTTTGGATCTCTTTTCCAGTGGGTATTACCAAGGTGGTTTTTTCTACTCCGAAACCCGTGGGAACAAGGATTCATCGCTTATCTGCGTGGTCGACGGCTATGTCGTTAAGATCAACCTTTCCACCTATGTCGTGGATCGTCTTTACCCCAGAACTGCGGCTGGTGCCGATGACACCGCTCATCGCTTAGATGCAGTTTCTCGTTGCTACTTCGCAAGAGCCGAGCGTTATCTTGTCATCCAAGACGGGGTAAACACGCCACTGATTTGGGACGGAGACTATCTCTACCAATCTGGTGTTGGCCCTACGCTTTCCACGGGAGCCGTCTCGCAGATCCACAATGTCGGGCCTGGAACGATTATGGCCTACGGCCAAGGTCGCTTGTTTGTAACCAACGCCTCCCGCACCAAGATTTTTGCTGGAGACCTTGTTTACGGCGGAAGCACAACTCAAATCGAGATTACCAGTGGTGTGGCTTCCGGAGGAAAATATCGCTTAACGACCACATCAAATCACGGATTTGCCGCCGGCGATGTTATTTCAATTTCTGGCCATAGTAGCGAACATTTTATTAACGGTACTTGGGAAATTTCAGCGATCCCAGCTTCCACCACTTTTGATATTGATTATTCAGATACAAGTGCAACCGGAACTGGCGGGTATGTTTCCAAGGCCAATGCGGGTCAAGAGTCAGCACGTCAGCGACGACGAGGCGTTCGCGCGCGTGCTCACGTTCTCGGCGACGCCGGAGGGCTTTGGAGCGCTCCGCCGCAGCGCTTACGAGC